TCACACCACAATAGACGTTCATCAAACTTTCTACGATCAATATATTGGTTGCGCTTTTCGGCGTGTAGGACGTAGTTAATACCTGGAATCCCTCGGTTATCTGTGGAATCGTATTATCGTTTGGGATTTGGACTGTCCCACTGACGACAGTAGATAGGACCACCATGGTTTCGTTGACGACTTTCCCGCCCCCGCTTCCGGCAGGACCCACCAGCGAAGTCCCCGCAGGCCACGTGCCCGCCGCTTTGGGGCCGAAAATGAAGTGACTCGTGGTGTTGATGTAGAAATCGCCATCCACGCCATCCGTCGCCGTGGGATCCGCAGCGCCGTAGCGGATGGTTTTCCCGTCCAGGCCGTTGGTGCCGTTGGTTCCAGGTGTGCCGGGTGCGCCCTGGGGCCCCACCAGCGAAGTCCCCGCAGGCCACACACCTGCCGTCTTGGGGCCAAAGAGGTAGTGGCTCGTCGTGTTGATCCAGAAGTCCCCATCCACGCCATCCGTCGCCGTGGGATCCGCAGCGCCGTAGCGGATGGTTTTCCCGTCCAGGCCATTGGTTCCATTGGTTCCATTGGTTCCATTGGTTCCATTGGTTCCATTGGTTCCAGGTGTTCCAGGAGCGCCTTGAGGCCCCACCAGCGACACGCCAGAAGGCCACACGCCCGCCGCCTTCGGCGCAAAGACTGTCCAGGCCACGGTGTTGATCGCGATGTCGCCATCCTTGCCGTCGGTGGACACCGGATCCCGAGCCAGGGTCAGGATGGTGTGACCGTCCAGGCCAGTGGGCCCCTGTATCCCACTGGGCGTCACCTGCTCCTGGGGAAGAATCTCGAAATCCAGGTTGATCGGGCCAGAGTAGCCATTCTCCATGTTAGTGACGGCGAGGTAGGCCGTAGGGCCAAGGATGTCATCCAGGTTGTCGAAGAACGGCACGGGCGACCAGGAGGTGGTGAGATCATCAGGCGGGTAGGGCCATGCCTGACCAAAGAGCCCCTTCCCGGGGAGAGGAGGCTGCGTGGGTGTGCGGAGGGCATCAGCAGCACGGGCCGCGGCGCTTCCGTAGATTCGGATCCAGCACTCATGATCCACCGTGCTTTTGATGAGGTCACAGGACTCGCTGAAGGCCACATCCAGGTTGGCCGTGGCGTAGAACCCCAGACTGGGCGTGGTGGCTAGGACGTGCTTCCGACCCTTGGCGGCGGTGTTGATGATCGTTGTGGTTCCGCCTCCCCCACCTGTTCCGCCCCCGCTGTCCGCCACGGCCTCCACGGCCGCCTGTTTGATCTGGTAGCTGATGGCCTTCGATGGCCCCTTGTTGGTCTTGAGGGCGGCAATCGCCTGGTCCAGCTCCATGAAGGCGGATCGGATGGCGGCAAGATCAAGGGAACCAGGTAGGCGCATGATGGTCCAGGGTTAGGCGGGAAGCGTGCCGGGAGCTGGGCGGTCCACGAAGACCACGATGGGGTGCGTGTTGGTGTAGGGGGAGCTCACCGCCGGGATGAGGCTCGGTGGATCGGCCTCGGCTCGAACCGAACTCGGAAGAAGCAGGTAAATGTCTCCCCCCTCGCTCGTGATGGCATAGGGCTGCAACCCCAAGTGGAGAATGGCGCCAGTCTTCAGGTCAATGGACCATGTGCCAAAGGCCTCTGGTGCCTCGTGCGCTGGCACAAAGAGCAGGTATTTCCCCTGAACGAAGGCGCCCACGGCCCTGCTGGCGTAGACGGTATCGCCCTCATCCACGAGGCCGAAGAGTCCATCTTGAGCCAGGGCCCCCTGGACCGAGGCTGACTCCATGAAGGCAACCCAGGCCATGCCCTTCCCGGCGCTGGAATCCAGGATCCGGCCATCCGGCAAGAAAAGGCCCCCAAGGGTCAAGCCATCGGGACCGGCCTGACGCTTGGGAAAGAAGTGCCAAGCCCGCATGCGCTCTTCGGTGATGTTCTTCGAGGTGTGGCCATTGGTGAGGACAACCCCGCGAGAACCCAGGTAGGCCACCCCGTAGGGCGTGTTCACCACGCTGCGTGGGGCCAGGATGCCCTCCTCGATCTCGGTCTTCTGGAGGGTCAGGGAGAACGGATCGCCTCCGTCCAGGCGCATGCCTCCTGTCGAGGTAAGAACGAGGAGTCCCATTTCGGTGCTGCAGAGGGCCCGGGGGGATGGAACCATGGCCTGGAATTGTTCAGGCCAGGCATTTGGCGCACCCCTTCGGGTCCAGCGCACGGTGTTGCCCTTGATGCCAGCGAGGAACTGCTCGTGCAGGACCAACCCCTTGAGCCCCGGAGGAGGTGGCATGTCGATGATCTCCATGCCCGAGGGAGAGGTGGTGATGCTGGTGGGCGGCGCGCCGAGGGTGGTGGTCGAAGCGGAGTCGCAGAAGAGGTCTGCGGCAAGGTCGGCTTCTCCGACCGAAAGGAACTCTCCCGTGTCCCCTACGCGGTAGACGGCGCGCGCCCGGATGCCGTTGTTCATGGGGTAGTAGTCGAGGCTCAGGCCCGAGATACCCGTGGCCAAATCCAGGTTCTCAAGGCCATTCGTGTCGGTCTGAATGAAGAGGGTTGCTGGAGAGAGGAAGGCGCGGCCGTAGCGCTTCACGTCCCCAAAGGCGGGGTGAGAGAACCGAACAAAGGTCCCATCCTCAATGTCCCGAAGGGCCCAGGCCTGCTCCCAGGTCAGCCCCAGAATGAGGCCTTCGGGGGCCCAGGCGATGGTCTGCCCAGCCGCCCAGGCCCACCTCATTTCCCCCGTGAACCAGGCGAAGTTGCCGACCAGGTTGGACCGGAAGGAATCCAGGACGCAGCGGTTGGTGACAGTGGTCCCACCTGGGGCATCCAGTTGCATGAAAAGGATCTTCTGCCCGGTCCCGACCGAGTTGGGGCCAAGGTCCACATTGAGCCCCCCCTTGATCGCGTCGAAGGAGAAGCCGGCCACGACACCCCCGTTCACCATCGCAACCGAAGTCACGTCCAAGGGGAAGTCTGCCGAGTCGAGGATCTGGGCCACGGGCCGTGCCTGATCGACCACGCCATCCCGCGTCCAGGCCAGGCGGTATTTCCCGAAGAGACTCGTCCCCGCATAGAAAGAGACCCCCTGGCTGCCCAGGTAGGGCATCGTTTGCCAGATCGAGCACAATCCGCCGTGCATGGTCCGTGAGGCCTGCTGGGCCGTAGGGGTGAGGGGGAAGACATCCGACCGAAGGTTGGGCTTCCTGGAGGCCACCAGGGGGCCCCTGACGTAGGTCGCGCTGAGGCCATCCAGGCGGAGAAGCCCGGGCTGTTCCCAGAACCCATCGTTGAGAATGTCGAACTTGAGGAGGGTGGCGCCCACAGTAGGAATGGGGTCGCTCACCGCCGAGGGGCCACTCTCGAAACCGTCCGCCTTGAAGGTGTAGAGATACTGGCAGGCCTTTGCGATGGGTTCGTAATCGGCGGCCAGTTCGGTTCCCTCGGGCAGATTGTAGTCCTGAAAGACGAAGACCTGATTCGAGGTGCCAATGAGCCGCTCCTTGCCCATCGCCTCATCACGGAAGATCATCACGCCTTGGATGGGCAGGCTGAAGCTGCCCCGCGTGAAGGCGATCTCGATGTAGCAGCCCTCAGTCGCCGGGGTGTCCACCCGGTAGGACCGGGAAGGGGCGAAGGTGCCGAAGGGGCTGATGAAGACGAAGCGGTAGTAGTAGGTCTTTCCGGCCGGGAAGGCGGTACTTCCAGTCTTCGTCGTGAGGGTGATATTCAGGAGGTTGGCCGTGCCCGCTTTGGGCGCCTTGAGGGGCTTGGCCAACCCCAAAGGAAGGTTCCTCCGGCCCACGAGTTTCCGTGGGCCGGCCCCCTCCTCGGTCCAGGCAATGACTTGATCGACCCCCTGATGGGAGATCGCATAGTTCCGCCAACCAGCCGCCAGGTGGTTGCGCCCCCGGTATCGCCACAGGTGTCTGGCTGCAAGGGGCGCCAGGTCTCCATGGTCCACATCGGGCAGGGCACAGGGCCGGATCTTGTTGTGCACGAAGACCGCATCGTTGAGCAACCGGGCCTCGCCCCGCTCGGGACGCCCAAGGAACCGTCCACCCGCCGCGAATGTCCACCTGGAAACACGCATGGGACCTCCTACTGGACGGCAAGAAAGGCGACAATGAGGCTTGGGGGCGGAAAGGCCTGGTAGTCGGGCGCGTCTGTTTGCAACATGAACGCGCCAAAGGCATTGCTCAGGGCGTTGCTTTGGGGGCGGGGGTCAGTCGGGAGCCCATATGAGGGATTCAAGGCGGCCATGAATGCCAAGGGATCGCGGGAAGCCGTGTCACTGAACGACGCTTTTCCGGTGGGTTGGGCTTGCCAGTTTCCATCTGGGTTCCGGTCCGTCCAGCTCGATTCCCACCCCGGATACGGCTCAGGGAAGGTGGAATCCTTGTTGATCCAGTTGATCGGAGTAGGGGGAGTTAGCGCAGAGTAGGTGGCAGGGTATTTCCAGTTGTCCTTGGTGAAAAAACTGAGTCCGCCCCAGGTCCGAAGGCGCATGTTGACGACGCCAACCGTACCCTTGGGGGTGGAAGACCCGAAGACTATCTCTGCCTCATAAGCGACCCTTTTCCAGACTCCACCATCGAGAAGGACCTCGATCCAGCGGGAGCGCCAGATGGTTCCCGAAACGAACCCCATAAAAAGCATCTTGCCGTTGGCGATGACCGGCGTTCCATCGGTGAACTTGAAGTCGTCGTCGGTGGGGAGTAGCGCAAGACCGTCGGGTGTGAAAAGAGCCGTGGCCTCCGTGAGGGTGATGGGCATTTCCACTACCCGAAAGGCGATCCGTTGAGCCATGGGTTTCCCCGAGGCATTGTTCACCGGAACCGTATTGTCGGGAGAGAGCGTCATCCCAAAGATTCGCGCCATGACCGACTGCTGAAGGGCGGCATCCATGTCCCGGCGCAAAGCGTTCAGGTCTGCCCGAAGTACAACGGGAACCCCCTCAATGAGGGCGCCGCGCTGGAAGTTGGGCCGGAGGATGGGGCTGAAGGCCATGGCGCTACCTCACCGCCAGGGCGTAATACCCCATCGAAAACGGCAGAAGTATTTGCTCCTTGGTGATTGTAGGCTGTGGTCCCAGGGCGATGTTGATGTCCGACAGCACGAGGTCAAGGTTGATTTGTCCCACAAAGTGTTGATCGGGACTTTTTGTAGGAATCTGGCGAAGATCAGTGGCCCAGTTGACGTTGTCGGAGGAGGCTCCAGACACGAGGGGATTCGATGGACACGGGTTATTCAACCAGCGGGAATAGTCAAGGGTGGTGGCGTAGGAAACCTTATCCGCGTTGAGGGTGAAGTTGAGAACCGTCTCGCAGTAGTTGTAGCTAGTGGTCGTCGTGGGAACCGTAGAGGTGACGGTCACTAGCACCCAGCGCCGAACAATCTTTTTGCTGGTAAGTCCGGCCATCCGGATCTTGGACGTATCCTGGTTCGTGGTCCCGAAGTTGGTGATGACCGAGGTCATGGAGTCCAAGAAGTGGAAGTCGTCGGCCTCAGCCTGGGACGTGAAGACCGGGAAGTTCGTCCCGAGGGCTGCGTCCCCAAGATAGGTGTGGTAGATCGACTTCGTGTGAAGGGCCACTTGGTTGTATAGGTCGCTGGGCATCACCACGCCACCGCTGCCGCTACCGGGCACGATGGCGCCATTGTTGAAGACGAGCTCTTGGATCCGCAGACCAATCGTGTCCAGGAAGAACCGACGAAGTTCCGCCAGGTCGTTCATGGTGGCCACGGGTTCACCATCAACCGAAGCCCCCTCGCGGAAGTCCGGCATTTCCAGAGGTGCGTAGGGATTAGACATTGGGGCTCCCCTTCACGGCTTCCTCGAATTGCTTGAGGTAGGCGGTGGCCTTCCCGAGATCCTGGTTGTCGCTGGCCTGAAGGAAGAGATACCCCGTGGCGCCAAGGTGCAAGGCCTGAAGAACACTGGCCGGGATGCGTGGATCCACGGGGTCCGTGTCCTGCCCCATCGGCAGAGGCGCCTCGATCACCTGGGCGCTGTACGTGGTGTCGGCCGGGACACGCCGATTGAGGCGGAGCATGTTCCCGGACTCCTGGAACCAGCCAGTCGGAATCCCCATGGCATCGCGCCAGGCTGGATTCATCAGGTCCTCAAAGGCCTCGGTCGTGGGAAGCAGGCGAGACAGGGTCATGGTGTTCCTCACATTCAGGACGAGCAGCGGGGTCGGGGTCAGGAGCAGGCCCGAAGTCCCAGAGGGCAACGTCACGTCAGCGGTCCAGTTCGAGCAGAAGCGAAGCAACATGGCCGCCTTCTGGGAGGCCCGGTCCAAGGCCTCACAGTAGTCGGCCCGGCTCCACTGGCCGGGCCAGCCCAGGCCCTCGGCCTGGAAGGTCGTGCGTTGCAGCACCTCACCCACCAGCATCAGACCTCCAGCGAGAAGCGATGAAGTCCAAGGCCAGGATCGGCGAGCACCACCAGATTGGTTCCGGCAGGCACGGTTCCCACATGTTCAGCCGTAGTCAGGGCAGCCATGCGGCAAGCCTCCGTCAGGGCCCACCGAATCGCCTGGTTCAGGTTCTCATCAGCGAACCGCTTGATGAGGGGATCCCCAATCGTCTTCCGCAGTTCAGCCCTGAGTTCTCCGAGGGTGGCCGGGGCAAGCATGGTTCACCTCACCCGGAAGTTGAAAGGGTTGGACCCCATCCGGCCGCCAAGGTCGCCCAACTGGCCGATCCGGTTCTGGCCCTTGAGGCGGCCACAGAGGTTGAGGGCTGCCGAACGCTGAGCCACGGCACGGCCCGGATCCCGCCCGCGGCCCTGGGCGTCCAGAACTTCAGACAGGGCCATGGCCAGGAGGGCATCCTCGGAATCAGCAGGCAGGTCGGGGATCTCCATGAACTCGCTATCAGCGGTCGGCGCCACGACGGCGGTGGCCACCAGTTGATCTCGGGCCACTAGGTCCCAGCTCGGAGCCAGGAAGAGGTTTCCCATCCGATCCGAGTAGATCTCGGGAGTTCCGGGATCTGCGATGCCGCCTCGGGCCAGGAGGAGAAGGTAGTCCTGGTAATCCAGACCGGACTTGGCTTTGAGGATGACGGGGGGCACGGTGGCATCCCCGTTCTTGCGGAGGGAAAGGCCCTCCCAGCGAAGCACCTCCAGATTCACGTCCTTGTCCCAGCCCTGGGCAATCCCGGCCGTAAGGGGCCCAGGCAGGAAGCGACAATCCCCGTAGGGGCCGGTTGCGATCTGGCTGGCCACCACGGTCTGGACGATGGGCATGGTGAGGAGGTGCGTCTCTCGAATCACCCGCCTTGCCGCCTTCTGCACCAGCAAGGTCACGCGCCGACTATCGGCGGTCAGGTCCGGGCGCTGCCCCAGGACCTCGGCAAGGAAGGGTTGGAGCTTCATGTCTACTCCCGGGGGTCCAGCGCCAACGGCGCGGCCAGGCCGGCATCAGCATAGGCCGCGGTCAGGAGGGCCTCTGTGACCTGGAGGCGCGTCTTGCCGTCCACGACCACCTGGTAGCTCTTCGCCAGGGCGCGGAGGGTCTGGTAGTGGAGCGCCTCAAGCGACTCCCGCGTCATGGGCTGCCCATCCTTGAGGGTGGGCACACTGGATTCCTTGTCGCCACCCTTGCCCTTTACAGGATCCTTGACCTCGCGGGGGTCGTGGTCCAGCAGTTCCATCTGGTCCTGGTGGGCGTAGGCATAACGGACGTGGCGGCTCCAGGGGTCCTCCTCGCCGGGCTCCATCTGCCCAATGGCGAGAGATTCCGGGGTCATCACGAGACCCGTGATTTTGTTGCGGATGGCCTTGGTGCGCGCGGGGAGGTTGCCGAGGTCCGGCATCCCGTCGTCAATGGGCATGGTTTCTCCGATGGAGATGGGAGGGGCGGGGGGGCCGAAGCCCCCCCGCAGCTCACGTCTAGGCGATCTTGCAGGTCCAGAGGCCGATGCCATCCGGGTAGAGCGGGCCGAAGCCGAAGGTGTTCAGGGCGCGGATACCGTCGCCGTAGTAGTCCTGCAGCTTGATGCCGGACTCCATTTCCGTGACCTGGCGACCGAAGCCGATGGCGCCGTTGAAGCCGGCCAGGCACTTGAAGGCGGAGGCAGTGGAGAGGCCATCGCCGGGGACGAACTCCGACACAACGATGTCGAAGCCGCAGACCTTGACGCCCCACTCACCATCCTCGATGGCCTTCTTGTTGCCCTCGCCATTGATGGAGAAGGTGGCCTGATCGGACTGAATCAGGATCTCCTCCACCTCGGGCGGGACCACCAGGAAGCGGCCCTTCTTGGGGGCGCGGCGCCGGTTGAAGGCGGTGCGGAGCTTGGCGATCTGCGCGATGGCGTAGGTCGCAGAACCCCGGGTGCCCGTGATGGCGCCGGTTCCGGTGAGGTCGATCATGTTGAGGGGGTTCATCGTCATCAAGGGCATGACGTTGAAGAAGACCTCAGCCTCCTTCTCTGCATGCTTCTTTGTGATGCTGTCTGCGATGCGCTGCATCACGGGCAGGCTGCCCAGCTGGGCCTTGTCCATCCTGTCGAGCCGGTGGGCCGCGCTGTACGCGAAGTCCACGCTGATCTGCCGTTTGTCGCCCTTCATGGACTGCCAGGCGATAGGCTGGTCCTTGATGTGCGGGACAACCGTGGCTTCGGGCTCGATGCGGAAGTTGATGATCTGGCCGACGTTCTTGATCTTGTCCAGGGTGCGGGTGTTGGTGATTCGGGGCAGGGGGCTCTCGGCGTACCAACGCTCGAGGAACATCCCGTCCCAGACCTCCTCGATCCAAGAATCCTGATTCAAGAGAGAGGCGGGATTCGTGCGTGCAATCGTCATGTCGCGCCTCCTAGATCAGAGAGCCGTTGGCCAAGCTCGCTTTGAGCTCGGGCAGCATGTTGGTGAAGGGAATGATGACCTCGAAGATGCCGTCCACAGGGAGGTCGTTGGCCGCATCCACGGCCACGAAGCCAAGGATCAGGGCGTCGTCGGCCGTGTCATACGACACGGGCGTTCCGCTCAGGGCCACCGGGGTGAGCACCGTAGAAACGGTGCCGCCAGAGGCCTGCATCTTGATCGTGCCCGCCGCGGCAAACTTCGTCGCGGTGGTCGTGTCGCCCAGGGTGAACACCTGGCCGGTGGTCTTGGCGGTTGCGGTGCTGCCGAGCTTGTTCGCCATGATCTTGCCCGACAGGAGGTTCATGCCTCGGCTGAGGGGGCAAATGGCGATCTTGTCGGTGGCGGTGATGCCGACGCCAGAATTGGAAGCCTTGAAGGCCGCCAACGCCTTGGCGATGTCCACGGTGACTTTCATCACCGCGTTGATCGGGTCATGCTGGATCGTGGGCTTGTATGAGCCCGAAGCGGCAGCGGTGTACCCGGTCAGGGGGCCGATGAGAGAAATGCTCGCCATCGGGGTCTCCTTTCAGGTTGAGGGTTAGGGGTTGAGCGTCAGCGCCACGCGGCGCATCAGCTTTCCGAGCGCAACCGGATCGTGGGCAACGGCCGCCTTCATGCGGGAGAAGTCCATTTGTTCCTGTTCGCTCAGGGGAGCCAGGGCGGCGGGGTCCATCTGGCCTCCTCCCACACCCGAGGGGCCCAGGCTGGGGGCGACTCGTGGAGCAGGAGGAGCGGCCGGCGCTGGAGGCGTCGTCTCCTGGTTGTAGAGGTCGAGCACGTAGATGATCGAAGCGGGGTCCGCGTTGGCAGAGTCCTGGAAAATGTCGCGGATTGCCCCTTCCCGTAGCACGGGCGGTTTGGCATTCAGCCAGGCCTGGAACTTGGGGTCCGAAGTCCTGGCTTCCACGTCCGGATACTTGGCCTTCACCGCAGCCAAGACCCGTTCATAGCGATTTTCGTAGTCCGCCTCGGCTGTCGAAGCCCGCATCCCCTCAAAGGTCTGCTTGAGTTCGTGAATCGGCTGAACGGCCTGGTTGACCAGCTGGCCAGCCTGCTCCTGAACCATGGCGATCATGGCCTCATAAAGATCAGGGCTGGCTTTCCGCAGGGCCTCCACTCGCTCCGAGGCGATGGAAGGCGCGGCCTGGACCGGCTTGGCAGGAGGGGCGGCGGTTTCTGCCAGGCGCGCCTCAAGCTGCTTGCTGAGTTCCTGCACCCTGGCGATCTCGCCATGGAGCTTGGTCTGCAGGGCGGAGAGCTTGCGCTGCTCTTCGCGGACGCCCTCTTCTCGGCGAAGGATCCGCTGGTCCTGCATGGTGGCAGGGGCCGGCGGGGGGGCCTCGGGCGCCAGGGGGGCCGCCGGAGCGGGAGCTGCGGGTTCGGCGGGGGCGGCGGGGGTGGCGGCAGGGGCAGGAGCGGGGGCGGCGGGGGCGGCGGGGGCGGCGGGGGCGGCAGCAGGGTCGGGCGACGAAGAGGGCTGGCCCATGCTGGGGTTCGGGTTGCCGCCGAGTTTCGCCTGAGCCTCCGGCGTCAGATTGAAGTTCCCGTGCTCGTCGGGGATAACGCCCAGGTCTTTCAATCGCTTTCGGTTCTCTTCGCGCGCATCCACAGGAGCCTCCCTTGGCGAGTTGTCCCAGCGAGGGACCGCCTGTCCCTGTTTTTGCATCTCATCACACCTTGAACAAGTCCAAAAGTGATTGGATTTCCAAGAATCTTCCCTTGATCCTATCAATCTGGGTCATGTCGGAAGCCTGGGCGCAATCCATCCGATGCGAGATCATGCGCTCATACAAATAACTTCTCACATCGGGATGCAAGCCTACGCTCTTCGCACGTTCTTCGTACTGCGTGACGATGTTCTGGTGGGCATCAAACGATATTTCGATGAGGGATGGTTTGGCTTCGTAATCCATTTGCTATTCTCCTTCCTGGCCCGAAAGCCGGGTGGCATCCGGAGCGAGGGTTTGGGTTTCGGGCTTCTCGTTCGGACTCGCTCCATCGGATTGAGGCCCCATTCCAAGGGCGGGCTGGCCGTCCTGACCGGGCAGGGCCATGTTGGCCCCGCGGGGACGGTAGTCGGGGTCCAGGTCGAGGATCTTTTGTGGGTGGAAGCTCTGCATCACGGCAGACCACTCCTGGCCCATGCCGGCCCCACCCTTGGCCAGCACGTCGGCCTGCATGTTCAGGGCCCAGGCCTGAAGGGCGATGTAGATCGCCGGCGTCATGGCGCCTTGCGCCTCCATGGCCTGCTGGAAGGTGGGACCCCATGCAGGGTTGCTGTCGTCCTTGATGGATCGGAGGATGGTGAGAAGCGCATCGGCGCGGCTGGCGCTGGCTCGGATGCCGTGGCTCACGGCTTGTTCAGCCAGGGTGGTCATGCCGGCCTTCATGGCTTCGTGCTGGCTCTCCAGCTGCATCTTCGCGGCCACCTGGTCTGGGCTCAACACGTACCCCTCGTCCTCCAGGCCCAGGGCAGGAAGAATGTCATAGAGGATCTTGGGGTTGTTTAGGTAGGGCGCCAGCTCTGGGTCTCCCGCGAGTTGCCGCAGGAGGCCAGCGTTCTGTGCAATCTGTTCCCGCCGCACCGCACCATAGACGCCCAAGGCCACCGGCTGCAGGTCGCCCTTCACGGAGTCGTCCTTCCCGTACCCCATTTCCCAGTTGAAGAGGCGGCCGATCCAGACCACCCAACCGAACTCATCGTTGTTCCCCACCACATTCCGGATGAACCCTTCGGCTGTGGAGTAGGCCCGGGTTTGCATGCCGTCCGTCCGTACCCCGCTGCCCATGGCGCCCGGGTTCTCCACCACCGGCATGCTGGACACCACCGGCATCAGGCTCTCGAAGAGCTGCCAGGCCTGCAGGATCTGGCCGGAATTGTTGGGGGGGAGGTAGAAGTCCACCGCCCGCATGCCCTTGGCCAGTTCGTTCGGACGCTTCAGCCAGGTCTTCCCGGCTTTCCAGCGGGGGTCGGTCCCGGGATCCAGCTGGGTCATGTCCAGTTCCACCTGGGGAATCGAGGAGTCCGCCAGGTTGTTGTGGAGAGCCCGGCCCAGGGCATTCTCCATGATCTGAATGTCTTCTACGTGCTCAGCCACGCCGGAGCCATAGATTGACCCGTCCGCCTGTTCATAGGGGATCCAGTCGAACGGAAGCTCGTGCTCATACATGGGATCCACGAAGAGCGCCAGCGTGAAGGGGCCGCAGGTCCAGCTGGAGACGAAGCCCGTGGTCGTCTCGTCGAGGCCCCATTCCTCCTGCTTGTCCTGGTCCACGAGACCCCACCGCTCGTACACCGCCCAGCGGGGTTCCTTGGGCGTTTGGAATGCCAGCTCGGTTTCCCAGTACTCGCGGACGTAGTTCCCCTTCGGCAAGGCCTGGAGAAGAAGGTCAATCTGCGTGGGGTCGAATCCCTGGACGCGACCCAACTCCACCAGCTGCTTCCGGTTCAGGACGCGGCGCCAGATCGCAGAGGCTACCCGCTCCTTCTTGGCCACCATGGGGTCGGTATAGAGCTCCCAGATTGGAACATGCTGAATGTCGGGGCGAACCTCCTGTGGAAGGGTGATGCCGCGGATTCGGGCCCATGCCGGATTGGGGTCGGTCACGCCTACGGGGCCGTAGGTGATGCCAGTTCCGAAGAGGCACTCATCCCAGACCACATAACGCAGGGTCTTGTTGAACTGCATGTTGGCCAGGTGATCCCGGATCGCCTGGCGCATCCCAGCCACGGCTTGTTTGGGATCGGTTCCGAAGGGGTTCTGGGGCCTGGGGCTGACGCGAAGATCCCAGGGATCGCCCACCATGGGCAGGATCAGCTTCATCAGCTTGGTGAAGGCCGTGCTCACGCGCTCTCGGGTTCGCTTGATGAACAGGTCCGACTGGCCTTCCTGGGCCGTGAACTCCTCGCCATAGATGCCCAGGAAGTGCCGCCTGAAGCGCACCCACCGCTTATGCAGGGGCGTCATGCAGGTCTTGAAAAAGGCGAACTCCTCCTCCACGAAGCCGGCGAGGCCCGGGGCGCGGGAGAGCAGGACGAGGGTTGGGTCCGCCTGGGGTGCTTCCACCTTGGGAGCCTGGGGGGCCAGGAGAATGTCGGGTTTCCCGGGTCGGATTTGAACAAGCATGGCTAGAACCCCTTCATGCAGGTCTTGAGGTGGAAGGTCTTAACGACAACCGGGCGGCGGAAAGCGGAGGGCGGGCGAGCGCGGGAGAGCATTTGGATTCCGTAGCCCAGCGTGTCGGGGTAGTCGTCGTTCACTTCGGGCAGCTTCCCCTTCTTCGTGTAGGCGTAGCCCTGGACCTCCTCGAAAAGCACGGGGTCCAGGTCATCGAAGAACCAGAGGGTTCCTTCATCCAGGCGCTTCTGCACCATGTCGTTGCGGATCTGGGGCGTCCGGGGAGCGTTCACGATGGCGCGCTCCTCGGGGGGGACGGATTCCCAGCCTGGATGCAGGTCATTCAGATACGTGTGCAGGAGCTTCTCGCCATTGGCTCGGTCTGGCTGTTCCGCAGAGGGATCCCCGAAGAACTGGATCCCCTTCTCCCACCAGGGCCGCATGATCTTGACGATCTGCCAGTACTTCGTCTCGGTGAAACGCCAGGCTCGCTCCACGAACACATCGTCCGTGCGGGGATCCTTGGCCAGGATCACGAGGCATGTGGGATGCGTCCAGCCGTAGTCAATGGCGCCAAGGCGGGGCCAGGCTGGGGGGATCTCGAACCGAGGGATTCGGAACTCGCTCCAATTCGCGTTCCAGACGAGGCCTGTGTTCACATCCGGCAGGCCATAGAGGCGCGCCTTGAGGGCGGCCGGGTCGTTCTTGAGGAGCCGCTTCCACTTCTCGATGTGGCCTGGGCCCAGGTGGGTCGCCTCCTCGGCCGACAAGAGGAACACACCCACGTCCGGGTTGTCTTCCCAGAGGGTCTTGACCACCTTCGTCTTGCCCTTCAGGGGGGTGAAGCAGATTGTCGTGTAGCCGTCCCCCTTCTCGGCGGCCTCCGAAATACGCATCATCAATTCCTGCCACTCCTCCCAGGGTGGCTCCTCGTCAATCAGGAGGCGCTGGATGGTGGCGGACTGGAGGCCGACGCGGCCCTGGGCGTAGTTCTTGAAGGCACAGGCTGACGTGCCACCGGACACATGGGGCACCAGGAAGTAGTCGATGGCCCCACCGCCGTTCTGCTTGTACACGGGCTTCGATTTCAGGTAGCGTCGGGAGAGGATGCCGCCCTTGCCGGGGTTGTACAGGTCTGGTCCCAGGAGCTTCTTCTGCAGGCCGTCTCGGGTCAAGTCCGAGGTCTCACCCACGATCCAGGCATTGATGGCCGTCAGGGTGCGGGGGCCCTCATACCATTCGGGGTAGATGCCCGTCAGATCCCAGGCCATGCGCCGCAGGCCGGTGACGGATTTTCCCGCCTGGTTCGCCCCGAAAAGCGCGGTGATCTGATGGGAGCTCTGGCATGCGTCCTTCTGGGAGGGGTAGATCGTGGGCCAATAAACGAGGGCCTGGTCCTCCCGTCGGCGCTCCAGTTCCGCCATGGCCTCCACGGTCTCCTGGAGAATCTCGATGCTCACCGGGCACCCCCGAGAAGCAACAGCCCCACGAAGAGGAACCAGGTCGTGCCCAGCCAAAGGGCCGTCATCTCCACCAGGAAGAGGATCCGCTGCTTCCTTCGCCGCTCCTGAGCCAACCATGCGGCCCGGTGGTTGTCCTGCAGGGGCCTCAAGTGTCCGCCTCGACGGCTGCCAGCTCGCCCTCGATGGCCTGCTGCTGCCGGGCGGCGAGGACCATGGCCTGCACTTCGGCCACCTTCTCGGGCGGGAGGATCTGCTTCAGGCGAGGGGCCAGCTGCTCCATCATGGCCGGTGCGGCGAGGAGCCCAGCGACGATGCGGTTGATGAGGTCCCGCTCGCTGGCGTTGGCCAGCGGATCCGCCAGGTCTGGCGTCTCCCCCTTCTCGGACCACTTCTTCCGGTCCAGCCGTTCGGCCATCCAGTTGCATTGCTTGATGTAGAGCTCGTCGCCCTTCACCCCAACCATGTCGCCCCCGCCTGCGCTCCGGGCCCGGGCCTGGGCGTTGTCCGCCATGACCAGGGCCTGGCATTCCTCGGCCAGCTTCCTGGCCTTCTGCCATTCCGGGTTGTGGTTGATCCAGCCCACCAGGGTCGGAAGGCTGGGCATCCCGGGCTTCGCGCAAATGAATGGGAGTCCTCGTTCGCCTGTGGCCAGGGCGTCCAGGGCATAGGCCACCACCTGGTTCTTGGTCAGGGTCTTCCCCTCCACCGTCCAGGTCTTTCCGCCCAGCTCCCGGCGGTCCAGCCGCTGGGCTAGGGTCAGGTCATCCGGGCCCTCCAGCCGATGCCGCAGGCGCAAGGCCGTCCGGGCCTTCTCCACCAAGGTCCGTGCCCGCATCGCATTCTTCGCTGGCGCCTGCATAGAGAAGGGTTTCCTCGAAGTAGCGCAGGTTGTCGCCGCGCTCGGACAGCCGCCCACGGTAAAACACCCTGCCATTTACCATCCAAAGGCGGCCCGTTCTTGCGATCAATCCCTTTTCTTTCAGCCGGGTCAGATAGCGGTAGGCCGTCCGCTCGCTCACCCGCATCACCTTCGCCAGGTCCGCGGCGGTCCAATCCACCGTATTTCCGTTCTTCAGGCCATCAGCCAGATGCAACAGCGCCCGAAACGATCTTGTCCCCACCAGGTCCCACGCCACCCGCAGATTCTCCGGGTAGGCCACCACGAACCGCTCCATGCCGCCTCCAAATTCCATGCCTCAACAGGTAATTCCCACAACCTCTCGGGAATAACTGTCAGAGATCATGACAGCCAAGGGGTGTCAAAAACACTGACATTCCCACGGTGGCCAATTCCCCTGGCGAGATAACTCATCAATAATCTCATCTACCCTGATTTTCTGTGATCTCCCTCTTCTATGATCTATCTCCTTCCCAGACTTCTGCCCTCTGAACAGGCTCCCATGACGACCCCGCCCTATCCCTCTGCCCCCTGAACCAGGACGCCCCCTGGACCCCTCCCAGGCCCAGGGCGAGGCGTTCTCGTGGCCGGGCGAAGAGGAAGGGCCGTGTGCGTGGGCTCTGCTCACAAGGGAGTATTCCTCCAAACCGGGGGGTGGCATGTGTCTTCCCCCCCCAATGGCCTCGACCCACTCCATCGCGGCTTTGCCTGCCTGCTCGTTCCTCGCCAGGCAGGGCACCGCCTCCCGCTCCCCGACCCTGCCCCCGCACCCACGGCCCGGCAGGGCACGGGGCGGCACGGCAGCACAAACAGGAACCCGCACGACCAGCCGGGAGGGAAACGTTTTGCCCGGCAGCATGCAGCGGGCGGCTGCCGACTCAGGCGCGCGGCCAGATAAGGGGCGGCGGCGAAGTGAACGCTCCCCACCGTCCTCACCGCTTTCCGACTTCTCAGCTCCCCACCGTCCTCCCTGCTTCCCAGCTTCTCGGCTCCCCACCGTCCTCCTCCTTCCCTGGTTCGTGCTGCTCGGTGAGGGGCGACCCAGGTCTCGTGTCCCCGTCATGCCGCCGACCCACTCCATCGTGGATCACCCCTCCCCCGCTTCGCTTGAGGGGAGGGGATGATCCTCCCTGCCCATCCATTTCCCGGGCCATGCCTGGGCCAGCATCGAGGGGTTCCATGGCAAAGATCAGGGTTCAGTGTCCGCGCTGTATTCATTGCGGCGAGAGCAGCGTGTTGGAGGTGGAGGAAAGCCAGTGGCAGCGGCGTCAAGCTGGCGAGCTGGTGCAGCGGGCTTTCCCTGACATGGCGCCAGGCGACCGGGAGATGCTCATCACCGGCACACACCCGGCCTGCTGGGAGGCCATCTTCAAGGGACCGGACGCAGAGGACGACGGCCTGAGCGATGACGCCGAGGCGATTCAGGAAAGCCGCGGGCAGGACTGAGGGGAGGGGCTTCGGCCCTTGCCTCCAGCCCTAAACTGGCATTAGGCTGTGCAGCGCCCGGCAATGAGAGAGCCAAAGCTGTGACGGTGGACCGATCACCACCGACGAAAAAGAACGGGACAGCCCGACCGGAAGGGCGCCACCCCACCATGGCGACAAATGGTGCCGGATGCTTGATGGCCCAGCTTCGGCTGGGCTTTCAGGCTGTACCGGCACGGAGCCGGATGGAGGCAGCCATGGCAAGGGTTGAGACCCCGGCGTGTCCGGGTTGCGGGATGAAGGCTCAGGTCTTCGTCCCGTTCGAGGAACTGCGGGCCCTGAGGACGAAGACCATCCCACCGCGAAAGGCTGCGCCTTCCCTGACGCCTGGTGATCTGCGCCAGGTCGTGACCGGGTGGTGCCCGACCTGTGTGCAGGCCCGAGAGGTGGCGGACCTCCTGGCTGAGATCCGAAGGATCCCCGCCCTCGTTCTCGTGTAGTAACCCACCCCATCGGGACTCACCCCTCCCCCGCTTCGCTTGAGGGGAGGGGATGAGTCCAACTCCCTCGCCCATTCAGGGCACGGTCCCGGCCTGCCGTTCCAGGCCGATGCACGTTCATGCTCCAACCGGAGCTTTCAAGGAGGCCATCATGGCCATCATCAACGGATTCTTCACACAGCAGGCCGTCGCCGCCCGGAACCGCCAGGAGGGCCAGCAGCACCGCATCGCCATGGTCTGCCAGGTCTGGAAGAACTCCCGGAAGGTGTTCACCCCGGAAAACGGGAACCCCTTCGTCACCTTCCGCGCCCGCATCGCGGAGATGGACGCGGAGAAGGGCGCGGCCCTGGGCATCACCAAGGGCGAGAACGTCCGCCTGCGGTTCTTCGAGGACACGCCCATCAGCTCCACGGGCGGGCTGGACCCCTTCGCCAGCAAGCAGTACTACCTGGCCTGCTGGGTCCAGCTGGACAGCGAGAAGTTCCAGGGCAAGGCCTACGAGGTGGTGAACGATGAGACCGGCGAGGTCATGGAAAAGACCCCGGAACCCGTGACCCAGGGCAGGATCCGCGGCGGCGCGTTCGGCAGCACGGTGGAGGAGGCCCTGGCCAACATGGACCAGCTGGCCGCCGAGCTGAAGGCCATCCGTCACGCCAAGGCGGAGAAGAAGGAAGAGGTCCCCTTCTGAGGACTGGAGGGACCACCGGGAGGGGGCTTCGGCCCCCTTTCGGCGTGTACCGATCACCAAGGGGTGTGATCGGGGGGCCCGACGCCCGCCAGGAATCGTCCTGGCTGGGGGAGCCGCCGGGCCCAAGTCCCCATGAAGGAGGAACCATGCTCATCCGGGAGACCGTCCGGCTCTACGGAGCGGACAGCGTGAAGACGGAAGACCTGCTTCGAGTCCTCGGCATCCCCGAGCCCTACGGCATCGTGGACGTGATGGCTGGCAACACCGCCGGGATGCCGCCGGAAGCTCAGATCAAGGCCGAGGCCCTGGCCCAGCTCATCCGGACGCCCCGCGCCTGGGAGAAGCCGCAGCGCATCACTAGCCCCCGGGCCGCAGGCGACTACCTGCTGCCCAAGACTCAGGGCTGGACCGAGGAACGCTTCGGCTTGCTGGCCCTGAACGCCAAGGGCGACCTGCTGGCGGATCGCATCCTTTCCAGGGGCACGGCCACGGCCACCATGATTAGCCCCCGCGAGTTCTTCCGGGAGGCCCTGCGCCACGGCGCCACCACGGCCCTAGCCTTCCACAACCACCCCAGCGGAGATCCAACCCCCAGCGACGAAGACCGGAAGCTCACCCGTCGTCTTCGGACGGCCGGCGATTCCCTGGGTGTGCCCCTGTCGGACCACCTCGTTCTCGGCAACAACCGCTACTTCAGCTTTCGGGCCGCCGAGGGCTGGGACCGGGAGTCGTAATGAACGCAGTTGAGGACGCCCTCATCTTCCTCGGCATCGTTTGGGCCTCGCTAGGCCTGGCCGTGATCGTCACCCTCATCGTGAAAGATCCTGCCGTGAAGCAGTATTTTCGCCTGACCCGCTGGCGCCGCTGACCCCTGACGAAGAAGTACGCAACCGGATGCTGGAAAATCTCTGGCATCCGGTATTTTTTGTCCGTATGATTGCCCTGCCTGGGCGTCATACCCACTTAAAAAGGAGGAACCCATGGGTTCCGAGGAAACCAAAATCAAGCTGACCCGCTGGGTCAGGATCGAATCGGCTGGCGGGGACTACCTCAAGGGGGCCCGCATCCATGTGATCGCCTCCCTCGTGGTTGACGATGGCATCGAGGAAGAGCTGGCCAGCGGCCACGCCTCCGTCAACCTGGGCAAAGAGGTGTCCATCCTGGAGGTCATGGACGCGCAGACGTTCACCACCGAAAGCGAGGTGGGCATGAAGCTCTGGATGAAGGCGGTAGAGAAGCTCTACGCCGACCTGAAGAAGAAGCAGGACCTGCTCGAGGTGCAGACCCATCTGGCCCTGGCCGAGTTGCCCACGGTTCAGCACGTCAAGGGCGAACGCCCCAAGATCACGGTCGAGGCATGACGATGCTCAAACACACCGAAAGCATCGCCGCACTCAGCGAGGCGATCTCCCAGGCCCAGGCCGAAGCGAAGAAAACCACGAAGGGTTCTGTGAACCCGGCCTTCAAGTCCAAGTATGCCGACCCGACAGAGGTGTTCAACACGGTTCAGCCAGTCTTCTTGAAGCATGGTATCTCCATCACCCAGAACCCACAGATGGACAACGGAGTGGTCACGGTAAGGATACTCCTCTCCCACAAGGGCGGGGAGTGGATCGCCTCGGAATGCTCTGCGCCTGTGAGCAAGCACGACGTCCAAGGGGTGGGTTCAGCCATCACCTATTGTCGCGACTACGCCCTAGCGGAAGTCATGGATCTCCTGGTCGTCCCGAAGGAGAGCCGCGGCAAGACAGCCGTGGCCCAGGCCTTCGCGCCGGCGAGGAAATGATGCCGCCCTACCTCGTCATGACCACGATTGCCGTGGTGTTTTTCCTTGCTGGAACCCTCAAGCGTCGGCCCCTTCTGGGGCTGGCGCTGGGGCTTCTGGCCGCCTCTGCCTTCTACTTGGGCCTCGTCGGCCCCACCCCATGAGGAACACCATGATCCACAGCTTCATCCCCAACAACCGGGAGGCCTGGCTGGCCGTTCGGCGCCAGTACATCACCGCTACGGACGTCGTGGCCATCGAGGGCCTGTCGTCCTTCGCCAGCGCCCACGAGGTTCTGCTTGACAAGAAGGGCCTCCTGCCCAGAAAGCCGGGCAACCGGGCCATGGCCATCGGCAACCTCCTGGAGCCGCTCATCCGGGCGGAGTTCGCCCGGAAATACGACGTGCAGGCCTGGGAGAGCCAGGGCGAACGGATCTACTGCGACGACGCCCGTCACCTGGCGGCTACGCCGGATGGGCTCTTCCTTCAGGGCGAAGACCGCCTGATTCTGGAGATCAAGACCTCCATGAACAACTGGCGGGAGATCCCGGCCCGGGTGCTCCTCCAGGTGAAGCATCAGGCCGTGCTGGGAGAAGCCAGCAAGGGCTTCATCGCTCACCTTCATGTGCCCGAGGAGGCCCAGGAGGAGATCCTGGTCCGGGCCGCCCTGGGCCAGCCCCTCAGCCTGGAGGGCCTGGGCGCCATCGAGACCTATCCCTTCTCCTTCGCGGTGGAGGACCTCGAAGCTCACGCCCAGCGTTATCACGTCTGGTATGAGAACCACATCCTCTTCGGGGCGCCGCTGCCCGAGCAGATGCCCAGCCCCAAGCCGGAGCTCACCCAGAGCGTGAGTGATGACCAACTGGTGAGCGCCTGGTTCGAAAAGAAGCGCCTGGCCGACGAACACGAGGAGCAGGCCAAGGCCTACAAGGCCCAGAGGAAGGAGATCGAGGACCAACTGGTGGCCCTCTATCCCGATGCCAAGAAGTTCCTGGGCGGCGGCAACGCCGTGTCCCGGTCGTTCACCGCCGGGGCGATGAAGGTGGACAACGAAGGCCTGTTGAACGCCATCGTCCTCAAGCATCCCGAACTCAACCCCGAGGTCCGCTCCCTGGAGCCGAACTTCATCACCTATGGGTCCGGCTATTCGCGCTGGATCCCATCCAAGAAAAAGGAGGCATGATGCTCCAGCACACCGAAAGCATCGCCGCACTCAGCGAGGCCATCGCGCTCGCCCAGGCCGAAGTGGAGAACGCCACGAAGGGCTCGGTGAACCCGGCCTTCAAGTCCAAGTACGCCGATCTGGCAGAAGTGCTCAACACGGTTCGGCCGGTCTTCTCGAAGCACGGCATCGCCATCACCCAGCACCCGCAGCTGGACAACGGGGTGGTCACGGTGACGACACTTCTCTCCCACAAGAGCGGAGAGTGGATGGCCTCCGACTGTTCCGCGCCCGTGAGCAAGCATGACGCCCAGGGAGTAGGCTCGGCCATCACCTACTGCCGCCGCTACGCCCTGGCCGCCCTGACGGGCGTTGCCCAGGAGGACGACGATGGCAACAGCGCCGTGGGCAATGCCGCGAAGGGCGGATCCGGGCAGCAGGTAAGGCCCGCGATTCCTCTGCCTCCGCCGTCGGCCCTGGCTGCCGCCAAGGAACGCTACAAGGAAGCCAAGGAGAAGGCCTTCGCCAAACTCCTGACGACCATGGACGAGCCCACGGCCCGGGAGCACCTCGGCAACATCGAGAGCGCCACGGCCGAGCAGGAGAAGGATCCCGCCAAGCGCGCGGAACTCCTCATCGCGGCCATGATGGCCATCGTGAACCGGGCCTAGCATGAAGGATTGGCCCAGCCTGAACCAGGTCACGCTCATCGGCAAAGTGGCGCGATGCCAACGGATTCAATGGTCCGACGGCAGCGCCACGGCCTGGTTCAGGCTGGTCACGCGCAAGGTGGTGGCTACCCCCAAGGGTTTCCAGCCGGGATACGACTTCCATGAAGTCGAGGTGAGCCCTGCCGACCGCTTCTTCTCGAAAGCATGGGAAGGGGCGGTCGTCATGGTTCGTGGCGAGTACGAGAGCCATGCCTGGACCCCGCGGGGGGCCACCACGTCTTTCGACCGGCACACCCTGGCGGCCCGTGCCTTCCAGCTGATCTTGCCTTCCGACAAGCCGCAGGTTCCAATCCCAACCCTCTTCCGGGCGCATCGCCAGGAGATCGAACCAACCACACGAGGACATTCCCATGAGCGAACCGAATCCCCCGAGGGATAAAAACTTCGGAATGGTGAGAGATGCGAAGGGCGTCTGCCCGGTCTGCAACCGGATCTTCTTGACCTTCCGCAGGCCCGAAGATCCGGAGCATGTGATCCAGCCAACCAACCGCCCGCGAACCACCTGTGGGCGCATAGAGTGCATGGACGCAGAAACTGCACGCTTCCTGAGACCCGAAATGGAACGCATCTGGGCCCGAATTGATGAAGCTCAGAGGCGAGAGCGCCAGAAAGCGGAAGCGAAGCAGCAGAAACAGCTCCGGAAACTCGGAGAACTTCTATGAGCACGAAGCATTTCAAGAAAATCAGGCTCTGGATCGAGGACCAGGATCGCCCGGTTATCGCCACCTACCCAGCGGAGGAATCCCCAATCCAGCCCCTCGAGACGACCCCGGACTTCGTGCGGATCCGCAACGTCCGCGGGGGGGACTGGATCCTCCCTAAGGTGAAGATCTTGAAGGCCCGGATCGAGGAACTGAACGAGGACGACCGGGAGGCCCTGGATCGCGCCCTGGAAGTCGTGTCTCTTCGGGGGACGGGAACCACCGTCACCCTTTAACCCCCCCCTCCAGGCGGAGGGGCAACCAGGGAGGCCATCATGGCCGGCAGTTTGAACAAGGTCCTTCTCATTGGCAACCTCGGGCGAATACCCGAAGTAAAGTCAACACCCAGCGGGCAGACCGTGTGCCGCTTTTCCGTAGCCACCACGGAGAGCTGGAAGGATCAGAAAGGCGAGAAGCAGACCAAGACCGAATGGCACAACGTCGTGGTCTGGGGCAAGCAGGCCGAGGTGGCCGGGAATTACCTCCACAAGGGCAGCCTCGTTCACGTCGAAGGTCGCATCCAGTACCGCGAATACACCGACAAGGCTGGCGTGAAGAAGACCGCCTGCGACATTCGATGCGACAACTTCGTGATGCTGGACCGGAAGCCCGAAGGCGAGGGCGCCCAGCGCCAGTACGGCCACCCTGCCGACGACCAGGACGGCATGCTCCCCGCGGCCAGCACTAGTTCCTTCCTCGACGACGACATCCCGTTCTGAGGGAGGCCAGCATGCAAGAGCGTCGCAGGAAACACCTCCTTCCCCGGATCTTCTACATCGAAGTCCGGGCCCTCTGGGAATGGCTCTGGAGGTAAGGGCTGAACACCGTGAATCATGGGCCCCTTCGGGGGCCCGTTTTTAAGGAGAACGCATGAAGCGCATCGTCCGCATTGCCGAAGAGCAAGACCTGACGGATTTCGCCAAACGGGCCGCCCTGGCCTTTCAGGACAATCCCGCGCAGTATTCCTATTCCGAAGCGGTAGATCGCCCTGGTGAGGGCACCGACCTGCATGCAGAGGACCTCCTGGCCCTGCGCTGGAACAGCATGAGCGTCCTGGTCTGCCGGTTGTCCGATTTCGAGCCGAGACTCTATCCGGTGCACCAGTTCATCAAGGGCGCCCTTCCCAAAGCGGAGAACGAATGAGCGAGTTGGCGATCCACACCGAAGATGGAAAGGCCCTCATCGAGGCCTATCGCAAGACCCACGACGATCCCGAAGAAGACTTCGAGACAACCCTGGGCGACTATCTGGCGGACCTCATGCACGGAGCCGACGCCCTGGGCGTGGACTTCGAGGAAGCCTTGCGCCGAGGCTATGCCCACCATGCCGAAGAGAAGAAAGAACAGCCCGAGGCCACCCCTGATCCCCACATGGACCAAGGCGTCCGACTCCGCCGTCTCGCGCCTGGAACCCTTAATGTTCCCAAAGGAGTCGAGGGTACCGTCAAGGCGATGGGTCTTGGCCCCGAGGCTGACTTCATGGTGGATTGGGACAACGGATTCACGGGGGACACCTACGAGTGGTCGGACGTAGACGTGCTTATCGAAGTGGTGGAGGCGCCATGACCACGATTGAGCCCCCAGAGGAAGAGGTCTGTGGCCTCGAATGTGAGGATGAGCCAGAGCCAGAACCTTTCGTGCCCATCGCCTGGAAGGCCGGAGAGAAGCCTGTCACGACCTGCGGGAAGAACGTGCCCGAGAAGCTGCTGCGCCACCTGGCCAGGCTGAATCTTCCCGTGGGGGTCCACACCCTGCGGGGCGACCTGGTGGAGCGGGAGAAGCTCCCCTCGCCCTGGATGTGCGCGGTCGATCAGCGGGGATACCCCGGCCTCATGGTGGAGGTTGACGAGAGCGCCATCCACATCTACGAGTCCCATGTTGCCGGCGAGGCAGGCCGCCACACGGGCGGCGCCATGGCCAGCTGCATGTCCTCGGATGAAATCACGAAACACCTCGCCTGGATTCTCGAAGCCCACGACCGCAAGGTCATGGCCAGCTTCGCCCTTTTCCCTGAAGAGTTCAACTAAGCATCCACACCACCCTGCAAGGAGACACCATGCACACCTTTTCCAACCTGATCCGCCGCAACGAGAACCCCAAGCCAGTGGTAGCCATGGCCGACCCGCCCGAGAACGTGATCCTGGGCGAGCCCCGCTCCGTCTCCCTGAACCCCGAGGCCCGCGTCCAGGTGTGCGCAAGGGAAGAGGCACCCCAAACCTCGACCTTGGACACGCGGGTCCATCAGCACCAGGTCAATGGCCCAGGCGATGCCCCTCCAGAAACGGAGGGCGCCTTCCGGGAGTGGCTGCGCAAGCTGAAGCCCATCACCAAGCTCCAAGAGGAGAGCGAGACCTGGCGGCCCTACGAGGACAGCATCTTCATCAACCCGCATTTTGAACTGGATGACCGCGGTCAGCTCCTGGTGCATGACGGCCGCACGATGCGGGACAAGACCCTCATCCTGGACCCCTTCAGCAAGGCGGAGCGTCAACTGGCCAGCCGGTTCGGTCTGCCCTCTGCCCTGCCCGAGAAGCTGCGGGGCATTGGCGCCACGGAAGAACTGGCCCGGATCTTCGACAAGGCCGCGAGGCAGGGCCCCGAGGAGACCCTCTTCCGGGCCACGGAGGGCGGCGTCTTCGCGGCCCTGTCGCCCAGCTATCTCCGAATGGACAACCGCATCATCCTCGGCCCCATGCTCTCCACCCTGGATCCCGACGCCTGGGGAGCCAGGAACCTGCACTTCGCGGACCCGAGCTTCTCGAGCTGGAGCCTGGTGCACCGGGAGAGCGCCCGGATGGTGGGCGGCGACCGCCTGATGGTTGCCCTCACCGGCAGCAACAGCGAGGACGGGGGCGGCAGCCTGCGGTGGTCCGTCGAGATCCTTCGCCTGGCTTGCCTCAACGGCTTGCTCCTGCCGATGCAGAGCATCGTTTCCACGAAGATGGTCCACCGCGGCCGGCGCATCGCAGAAGAGGCGCTGGCCATGGCCCACCTCCCGGCGAAAGTGCTGGACATGGTTCCGGACGAGGACGGGATGTTCAGCACGGCGGAGAACGCCTTTGGGCGCATCGAGCGGGCCCAGGAGATCACCATGGGATTCAACGAGGAGGAGCTCATCCAGGGGATCGGCGCCTGGGCGGGCATGACCATGGGTGAGCGCAATAACTTCCGAGCCTTCAAGCTGGAGAAGTATCGCCAGGACAGCGTGTGGCATTGGTCGAACGCCATCACAGAGCTCGGCAAGAGCGAGAAGAACCCGCGCCGGAACATGGAGATCCAGACCAAGGCCTGGGAGTTCATGTGCAAGGCCACGGAAGAAAACGCCTTCGCCTTCGCCTGGAAACTGGCTTCCGATGGACGCGACCGGCTGAACCGATTGGCGCTGGCCGAACGGTAGCAATGGGTGGGCCAACGGGAAGGGTCACCTCCGAACGGGGTGATCCTTCCCCGAACAAGTGCGGTTCATCACATCCAGTTTTTCAATCTACCATTGGGTGCATGTGTATGATTAGCTTTGAAAATCGTAATGCCTGGAGGGATCTTGCTTGCGCTGGTTGGGAACACCATCACCCCCGTGAACTGTTTTTTTGCGCATGGGTCAATTGACCACCTCGTTAAAACTCTAGTGACCTTGGTTATGTCTTCCCCGGGGCCTGCGGATCGGATCCAGATCCTGAAGTTTCCCATCCACCTTCTTCCCCATCAGCAGGCGAAGGCAGCCCTGATCGCCGCGAAGGCCTTGATCCAAGAGGGCAAGCCCCTGAACACGAAGACCGTCACGGAACGGGCGGGCCTGGAGGTGCTCCTGGCTTTCCCCGTAGGCGAGGAAGTGCTTTCCGCAAGGCTGGAGTGCGTGCGCTGCCGGCTGGAGCAGGAATACAATGGACCACCCGTTCCGGAGGAACCATGGCAAGCGCGATTGGACCTCGAGGAGTGCAGCCTGCCCGAGTGACCTGGCATTGGGATGAGGGCTGGGAGAAGGCGCATGCTCGGGTGATGGGTGAGGACGGGGCCCTCTGTGGATTCATCCCTGAACGACCACCCATGATGCGCCCCCCGTTGATGGAGGCACGTTGCCGCGCCTGCCTGGAGAGGCTGGGAAACGCCGTATCGGTGTTCCCCAACCTCTACCGGCCGACCAGCCTGGGCGCGACCCAGGACTAGGCTCTTCGCGTGAGCTGAGGGGCCGCTGCGGTCGTCCGGTCCATTTCCCGGTAGCGGAACGAGGGACCGTCAAAGTGCAGATTGATGCTGCCGAGGCGGCCATCCCGCTGCTTGGCCACGATGAGCTCGGCGGCTGAATCCTCGGCCTCGCCTTCCCGCAGCGCGACCATGCGCCGATGAATGAAGGCCACCAGGTCGGCATCCTGTTCGATGGTACCGGAATCCCGCAGGTCGGACAGCTGGGGGCGGCCATTCTGGCGATGCTCCACCTCCCGGTTCATCTGGGAGAGCAGGAGAACCGGGAGGCCCAGGTCCTTCGCTAGCAGCTTCAGGCCACGGGTGATTTCTCCGATCCGGACCGCCTCGTTCTGGACCTTACCCCGCTCCGGGGAGGACAGCAGTTGCAGGTAGTCCACGGCCACGAAGTCCAGGCGCCCCTCCTTGGCGATGATCCGTTCCGCCTGGGCACGGATCTCCCGTACCGTGATGGTGGCTCGATCCGCGATGAAGATAGGCAGATCCGCCACCTCGGCCTTGGCCTGGGCAATCCGATCTACTACGTCCTGGTCGTACCCGTTGGCGATGGCTTCCTTCAGGTTGATCTGGCCATGCGTTGAGACCAGTCGGCCAAGAACCTCCTCCTTCGACATTTCCAGGATGAAGGCGGCGCAACGGTTCCCCCGCTGCGCCATGTATAGCAGCCAATTCAGGAGGAGGGCGGTCTTGCCAATGCCGGGCCGGGCCGCCAGGACAATGAGGTTCCCAGGTTTGAAGCCCTGGGTCATCCGGTCAAAACGACTGAACCCCGTCATCAACCCCTTGGGGGTCCGGCCATCCATCCGTGCCACCAGGTCCGCCATCCAGTCGTCTGCGAACTCGTAGACCTCCTGGAGGTTCCCCTTGCTCCGTGTCTGGACGAGGGCGGTAAGCCCCCGGGAGGCCTCTTCCACGAGGGCGGCCGGGGCCAGGTCCTCCGCTGCCGCACGGCGCGCCAGCTCCATGCCCAGGTGGACAAGCCGACGGAAGCTGGCCTTCTCCCGAAGATGCTCCCCCAGCCGATGTGGCCGTCCCACGTCCTCCCCGGCCAGCAGCTCCACCAGGCCGGGGTACCCCCCCACCAGATCCATCTTGCCCTGGTTCTCCAGGGCGATCTTCAGGGTGAGGGAGTTGACCTCCTCCCCTCGCCCCAGGAGGTGTAGCAGGGCCTCAAAGACGGCCCGGTGGGCCGGATGGACGAAGACCTCGGGCGTCATGTCCAGGCAGCACTCCGCGGCCAGGGCCTCGGCGCCCGGGGCGCAGCAGGTCGCCAGGAAGGATCGCTCGGCGTCCAGATCCTCTGGTAAGCGTTCAGGCAGCCACTCAGCCATGGAGGGCCTCCGCCAGCAGCGCGCCCGTTTCCTCGGCCACAGCTGAATTGACCCGTTCCCGGGCGGCCGGAACGTACTCCTCCCACATCTTGAGCTCAGCACTCCAGAACTTCGGCAGGTTCACGATGCCGGAGGTGATGTTCTGCTCCTGATCGCGTTCCTGTTGATCCAGATACACGAAGAGACAGGTCTTCAGGATGCGGGGGGTCAGCTCCGGGTGATCCAGAAGGATCTCCTTCCAGGCCCTTCGTGTTTGCTCAGGAGTGCCTGGCAGGCAGCGTGACGACGAGCCATCCCGGTGCCGCCGCAGGGCGTTGCTCGGATAGCCCTTCCGGGCGGCTTGCATCTGCGCCTCGTGGTCATGGGTCCAGTCGAACTCCGCGATGGACAGCTCCCGGGCCTGGGCTGGCGTGATGACCCGCGACTTCCGTGGTTTCTTCACCCGGTCCCCAGCAGCAGCCAGAACCCCCTCGCCAGAGGGGGGGCTGAAAGAAGCTTTTTCTTTTGTACTAGAAGTACTTACTCCGTACGCGCGAGGGCGCGCGTCACGCGCGGGTTCCAGATCATGCGCGAGGGGCTCGGAAACCTGGACGAAACCTGGAGCTAACCTGGATGGAACCTGGCCGGTTTCGTCTAGGTTCTTTCCAGGTTTCGCGGGACGACCACCCCGGGCTCCATTTGCCCGGCGAGCATCATCGGCTTTTTCCTGCTGGAAGAGGAGCGCCTCGAGGGTGGAATCGGTGAGGCTCTCCCCGATGGCTGTGAAGAAGCCTTGCACCTGGTCCCACCAGCGAACCATGTCCGAGGCCTGGGCCTGGGCCAGCGCCGCCGCGGCGCGAGGATCGTTCGGCAGGTAGCCGTGGCGCAGGTAGCCCGCTCGGCAGCGAAGCACCAGGGCTTGAACCGGAAGGGGGGCCGCCGCCAGGTCGGGTTCCCCCAGGAAGGCGTAGAGATTTTTCAGATTCATGGTTTCCCTTGTCAAAGGGGGATTTGGACGGCACACTGTCTGCGCGGTTGGAGGTCTGTCGTCAGCAGAATCTCGCCGCCACAGAGGGGCCAGAGCCAACTGGCGCCCTCGCCCTGTACCGGGTAGGCAATGGCAAGCCTACGGCTACGGGGTCAGTCTGTCAAGCAATCCTGAAAGCAAGCCCAGCCGGGCTTCTCTGCTTTCCGTGTGGATGAACCATCACACGCACGTACGCAGAGACGTGCGCGTGTGTGTCTCCGTGGAGAGACGTACACATGGACGTGCGTACGCACGTACGCACACACACCCATGCGTACATGCGCTCATGTTGATGGCAGCCGGACTGGCCCCTTAGTGCCGGTCGCGCAGCCGTTGGAGCATTTCCTCGGCCTTCTGGGGCCGGAGGGTGGGATCCACGATGAGGCCCAGGGCGATGTTCTGGAGCTCGGCAAAATGAATCCCCATGTCGTCCGCCAACTGCATGGCCGCCGACCGAACCACGGGATCATAGAGGCTGTTTCCCGGGAGCCAGCCCCGGGCCCGGAGCGAGGCTCCCTTGGCGCTGCGCCCCTCGGAAAACCGGAAGGGCTCTGGCAGGGCTGGGGACGCATTTCGGGGCTCCTCGTCTCGAGGGGAGGCCGCCTGGAGGGGCGCGGCCGGCAAAGGAGCTTGCGCCTCCGCGGGGGCGGGCGCGGGGATTGTCCGCCGCATGGTGGCCGCGAAGTCCAGCTCCCCCTCCCGGACATGGGCCATGAGTCGGGCCCGTTTCTCCTCGAAGGTCTCCTTAGGCATGTCGCCGCACCTTCTCCCGGGAGCCGCGGGTGGCCTCCAGGAAGCAAACCAGGTTCCGCATTTCCTCGGCACCTGTTGACTTCGGGGCGAAGTCCCAGACCGGGACGCCCGCCTCCACCGCCTCGGCGTATTCCTTCCGCTCCCACATGCGGCCGATGTACTCCCCCTTGTCGGAGGATTGAAGTGTGCCCACGAAGATTTTGGCGACCTCGGTATTCCGGAAGAAGTTGCAAATGTAGAGCAGGGGGATGGGCTCCTGGCGGGCCGAACTCGCGTCCTTCACCGCGAGGTTCACGCGACCGATGGCGTAGACATCGTTGGGACCGGGGCGCGTGGGGCACAGCACGGCGTCGCAGGTCAGGAGGGCAACCTGGGTCAGGTAACTGGAGCCTGGCGGACAATCCAGCACCACGCTGCGGCCGTCCTTGCGGAGCTGAGCCACCAGATCGAAGACCTCCTCCGGGCTGGCGTCGTGCATTCGATGGGTGTCGAGGCCTGCCCGCAGGCCGAAGCGGGCGCTGTCCCCGTTCTGATCCAGGTCAATGAGGCTGGCGCCCAGGTGCGCCGCCAGGTGGACGGCCACGGTGGACTTGCCCACGCCGCCCTTGTAGTTGGCAACAGCCGTGACAAAAGGATTCGCTTTGAGCGTCATGGGGCCACCTTCGCGTGTGTTGATGGCTTTATATCACCATGTCAACACAGAAGTTATGACCCCCTGTAATGGATAGTTTTAACTTGTTAATGAACTCAACCGTTTTTCGTTGAAAGTCGGTGTGATTTGCAATACTTTGTTCGGGAGGTTCCCATGAGCACCAAAGCGAAAAGACGCGGCAATGCCCAGAGTGTCCAGCGCATCCTTGCGTCGGGCCGCTGCCGGGATTGTGGCGGAACCCGGGAGGAGGATCGCCGAGACCGGCAGACCTGCCGGAGTTGCGGAAAGAAACGCTCGGAGTACAACGCCCGCATACTCCACGAGAAGCGACGGGAGGCCATCGCCAAGGGGTGGTGTGCCGTGTGCTTCGATCGTGAGCCCGTCGAGGGGAGGTTGACCTGTGCCGCCTGTGCCGAGGCGCAGGCCGAGATCACGCTGCGGCACCGGGCCAACAATCGCAAGCGGGGCATCTGCACCCGCTGTTCCACCCACCTGACGCCCGAGGAGCGGGCCCAGGGCTTCAGTCGCTGCGCCTACCACCGCCGGAAGAGCCAGGCCTACCGGCTCGCCACAAAGACCCGCCAACCCTCTGCTGCCTAGGAGCACCGCATGCTTTCCGAAATCGAAGACATGAACGAACACCAGCTCCGCCGCGTGGTGGAGCGCCAGGACAAGGAGCTGAAGCAGCTCCGCAACGAGGAGCGGGAGCGCATCTACCTCCAGATCCTTGAGACTCCCACCGTACTCGTGACCCTGCCAGCCACGCTGCACGAAATCATCTTTGGAGAGTAGGCATGCCAAGGATCAACCCGCGCCACCTGGAAGCGGTACTCGTCACGTTGTTCTTCCTGCTCGTCATGGTTGACCTAGCCCCGGTGGCCTGCGCGATGAGGTCTGGTGAGATCGCATCCTACCGGATCGAAGACCTGGAACCATTGCCTACAGATGAGGCGCCCAATGCTTGACGCCAACTTCGAATATCAGCTCTGCCTCTTCTTCCTCTTCATCCTCGGCCTGGTGACGATCCTGCTGCTACCCCCGCCCGACGAGCGGCGCAGCGGGCCTCGCACCCACGACACCACCAAGACCCGGAGGATGCCATGACGATCCACCCCGCAAAGACACCGATGGAAGGCGGGTTCAGCCTGGAGAAGTTTATGCCGAACACAGACCCCGAAACAGCCCAGGTCTTAGATGATGTCCTCGACGCACTAGAGAAGGAGCGAAAGTTGAAAGGCTGGATTCCCTGCGCTGACCGCCTCCCCGAGAAGGGTCAGGAAGTGCTGATCTATCTGGATGAGAACGAAGGCGGCATGCTCGAACTTGGATACACCAGCCTCATCACCATCGCCACATACACCGGGGAAGGTGATGAGTGGTCCCGTGATTGGGAAGCCGATGCCAATGCGCCCATCGAGGACGGTTGCCAGCCGACCCACTGGATGCCCCTCCCTGAACCCCCGACCGTCTAACAAACACCAAGCTGTAGATGCCCAGAGGCACCCCACATGACTGACCTTTCAACCCTCGAACAATGCCTGCTGACCTGTGATGCCCCCGAGTCCGTATGGCGTCCCGCCCTGGATTCCCTGCGGGATGACTTGGAACAAGCCAGGAAGGACAACGCCAGCGCCTTCGACCTGATCTCCCGTATCAGGTTTGCCCTTGGCGACAACGGTAAGCGGATGCAGGACGAACTGATCGAGTACTGCAAGGAACTGGCGGCGAGGACGGCATGAGCCAGCTTTCTCGCGATGTTTACCGGTGTATCGGAACGACCTGCGGCAAGCGCGATACCTGCGCCTGTTTCATGGACTGTGAGGCAGACGATGGCAGGGGGCTTGGACACCTCATCTTTGCCGACCTGAGCCCCACAGCACCGCCGTTCTACTGCCCGTTCTTCATCGAAAATCCACCAATGTCCACCTAGTGGAACCATGAAGCGTCGATTCGGCCCATCCCCCGCAGGATATATCACATGGCATGACTGGGCAGAGGCTCAGATCAAGGCTGGGAACAAGCAGCGGAAGTGCCCAAAATGCCTCCGCTGGTTCTTCCCCTCCGAAAAGCACGACGAAGAAAACTGCTCTCAACTCCGAGAACATGCACAGCCCCAAGGGCCCGGGTCGAGCAAATGCCCATGGTGTGGTGGTCCTGCCGACAACGGGCATGACCACAGCATCACGCCGAATACCAACCTGTGCTCGAAATGCGCCAGTTCAGATCGAGCCAAGCGAAACCTCGAATACAACCTGCTAATGGAGCAGTGACGCATGAAAGGAGAAGCATGAGAGAGGAAGATGACAACGTCCGACTTGAGCGACAGGTTAGGCGCTTGACGGACGATGAATGCGACGTGTTTCGAAGGATGCCCCTCAGCTTCAACGATATGGTGAGAGCTATTTTTGAGGCTGGCAGGGCTGAGGAACGGGAACGCTACACGGCGCGGGAGGCCCACCTACAAACGCGCATCAACAAACTGGAGAAGTTCATCTGCCACAGCGGAGGATTGACCAACGAGTGGGCCAAAACTTGTCCGTTCGGAACAAAGATGACAGACCACATCAAAGGCAAACTCTATGAATGGTTGAAGCGTAATTGAGCGCCTAACGACCCAAGCTCGGCGGCCCCAACGGGGTCCGCTGGAACGACTGGTTAGGGCGATCAACCAACAAAAGGAGAACCACGAGAAACACGAAATTCATCATCTTCGATAAGCGCGGAACAGTGATTGAGAGACACCCAACCCAACTCCACGGATCGAACCCATGACCCGAACCACCAAGAAGGAAACTCCGATGACGTTGCAACGATATACCCCCGCAAAGCTCCAGACCGTCTTGGCTAATCACAAGAAATGGCTTGCGGGTGACGAAGACTCCAGGGCGGACCTTTATGGGGCCGATCTCTCCGGTGTCGATCTCACCGGGTCGGATCTCGCCGGTGCCGACATCTCTGACGCGGACCTTTCCGGTGCGAACCTCACAAAGGCGATACTCGCCGGGGCGAACCTCCACGGCACAGACCTCGCAGGTGCGAATCTCACCGGAGCGAACCTCGACATGGTAAACCTTACCGATGCTGATCTCTATGGCGCGAACCTTGCCAGGACGAGCCTCTACGGTGCAGGCCTGGCTGGGGCGAAACTGGCCGGTGCGAACCTCTCCGGGGCGAATCTCGATGAGGCGGACCTCGCCGGGGCCGATCTCTCCGGAGCGAATCTTGTCGGGGCGAAACTCACCGGTGCAAGATACGAGGACCTGAAACTGGCCGCAGTCGTGGTGCTCACAGGTCTCTACAAGTACCAATGCTGGGCTGCGGTCAGTGTTGACGGCGCGCCCTACGTGCTCATGGGATGCCTCTTCCACTCAGTGGATGAGTGGGACGCCATCGGCATCCGCAATAGCAACCCCAGCGAGTTCCCTGATGACGGTAGCGCGAAATCTGAGGAGCGCGTGGCGGCCTTTGAGTTTGTGCGGGCCAAGGCGCTACGTATGGCTGAGGCACACAGGAAGGAGATGTCATGACTCCCCGCGCCTCTGAGTACAGATCGGGCGAGATGACGAACTAGAACGCACCCGAGGCAGGGTCCGAGTGCAGCGCCCGGTTAGGCGCAAGCGTGAAAGGGACGATATGAGCAAGTCCATTTATTCATGCGTTGTTGAAGGCGATCCACTTTGCGACGACGCACCAGTTGCACGAAGGCTGCTGCTAGACGCGCACCAGAACCTGAAAGACTTGAGCGAAATACTGGGAGCCATCAAGAACCGTGAGGACGAGGAATGTGATCTTGGGTATCTGATTGGCCAGGTGGAAGCGGCCAGATCTATCCTCGCCACCCACATCACCACGGACTATCGAACGACCTAGCTCCCGAGTTCAGCGGCCCCAACGGGGTCTACTGGGACGACGGGTTAGGCGCGGGATGAAAACAAAAGGAGAAGACATGGATGAGTGGGAATGCCTGAAGGAAATCCTGGAATATTCGATCAAGAAGAACGGCGACAAGCCTCTAACTACGAAGCACCTACTTGCCATGATGAACATGGCTGAACGCAAAGCGGAGCGGGATAGTTATCTGGATCTGGTCGGCATGGGGTCGGATGATTGACGCCTAACAAACCAAGCTAACCGGTCCCGCCGTGGGCCTGAAGGGACGACATGGACCAGAACACACCTGAGGCAGGGCCCGAGTCGAATGACGGGTTAGGCGCGGCCTCGCCATGCACCTGCCTTGCCTGCATACAGACCCACGATCTTCGAGTGGACGGAATCCCGTTGAATTTGGCCCGCATGATTGTGTGCCCGATCTGTGGGGACAAACGGTGCGTCCATGCGAAGGACCATAGCGCGCCTTGCGCCAAATCCGATATTTACGCGCATAACCTGTGGGTCGAGAAGTATATCAACGACTAACACCCGAGCTAACCGGCCCCGCCCGGTAGCTCGATTGAAACCATCTAGTCTTGTCCTGCCGAGCTCCTCGCAGCCTTGAGGATGGCAGCGCCCACCTTGTCGTTCACGGCCTGGGTGTCGGCAGCGACCCGGTGGGTGTACCGCTGGGTGGTCCGTAGGGAGGTCTGGTTCAAGGCCCCTCCGATGGCATGCAGGGAGAGTCCCTCGCTGCCAGCCAAGGTGCCAAAGGTGTGCCGGAGGTCATGGAAATGGACATCCTGGAGCTTGGCTGCTGCTCGAATGCGGAACCAGCCATCATCCAGGTGGACCCGGCATCCGGGCCGCTGGCCCGGAAAGACGAGGGCCACTCCAGGCTTTCGCGGAAGAGCCTGCAGCAGGTCCCATGCTGGCTTCGACAAGTGCTTGAGCACGGGGCCCAGCACCCCCACGGTCTTGTGCTTGCGGAGGCGGTAGGTGTGAGCGCCCAGGTCCACGTCGCGCCATTCGAGGCCGACGATCTCGCTCTTTCGGCAGCCGGTGAGCAACGCGAAGCGCACGGCCGCGGTGAGCCAGATGCTCTCCGATCCCGTGGCGTCCATCTGATCCAGCGTCTTCCAAAGGCGCGCCAACTCCTCCTCGGAGAGGTGCCGATCCCGCTGGTTCTCGGGGTTCCGGTCCAGGTAGAGACAGGGATTCGAGTTCCGGGGGCGATACCCCCAGCGTTCCGCCAGTTCCATCATCTTCGAGAGGACGGACACGGCCAGGTTGGCCGTGCGCGGCGAGTCGGACAAGGAGGCGTGGAACCCTTCAACGTGGTGGGCCTCGATCTCCGCCACACGCAAGGGGCCAAAGGCGGGGATGAGGACGCCCTTCAGGATCCAGCGGTAGCTCTTCACCGTGGAGGCGGCCAGCTTCGGCATGATGTGGTGGCGTAGGAAACGATCCGCCAGATCCACGAAGACGCAATCCTTGGTCGAGGGCTCCCCCTCAAGGTGGGGCGGCTCCCCCTGGAGGATCTTCAGGCGCAGGGCGGTGGCCTTCTCCCGGGCTTCGTCTAGACTCAGGGCCGGCCATTCTCCCAGGGTCCGCCGGTAGCCAGTACCATGGTAGGTGTAGCGGTAGGTGAAGGTTTTCCTGCCCAGGGCCGTGACGCGGACCCCGAGGCCAATGGTCTGGGTATCCCAGAGCTCGATCCGGGGGCCTGGTGTGCTGAGGTCTTCGATCAGGCGCTTCGTGAGCTTCGGCATAAATTACCCCTTGCTGCAGGCGTGTTAGAAAATCATGCTGAGCAAAGCGTGGGAGCCATTGACAATTTAGGCGATCCCGCCCTCCGGTCAAGCACTACGGATCAAGTTGGTGAGATTTCCCATCTCATGCACCTCCGAAGCCAGCTTAATGTCAGCATCTAGTAATTGCAACCTAATGCGCTCTTTTTTGCCATCGCTGAAAACCCCTTCCGGGTCCGTCCCGGGTCAGCAGAAAGGAACCCCATGACCGACGAACCCCTCAACCCCGGCGCCCGCCTGCGCCGCCTCCAAGAAGAAGGCGAGCCCTACCTCCCCATCCATCGTCTGACGGACGTGTCGGAGCTGGTCGTCCGCTTTCCCCGCCTTCCTGGCGCGCCACCGGCCCTCTACGGGGGGGTGATCCGTGTCCGCGTCTATGACGACGATCAGCTCCTTGAGGACCACCTGAGCCCCCTGGAGACCGAGCGTGGCCTCCTCCTGGATGAACACCGGGAGACCATCGAACGGGCCCTGGCCCACCATGGGGCCACCCTCCGGGAGAACCTGGGGTGAGCAGCCCCGAGATCGTCGGGGACAGCGACTATCACAGCCTCGAGATCACCTGTGTCCAGCAGCCGGACGGACGCTGGCGGGTTTTCCCGACCCTCATGGAAGCCGCGGACTGGCCCATCCCCATCACCGGGCGCGACTACTTCGACCTGCCCACCTTCCCGGATCGCTACCTGGCCGAGACCTTCGGTTGCTTCGTGGCCTGGCAATTCCTGGACCGGCTGCAGGTCTGGGACGTCAAGCAGCAGGCCTACCGGGCCGTGGACGTGCTGGAATGAACAGGGCCCCGCAAGGGGCCCTGGCCTTGGGCGACCTCGGCCTCAGTCCGCGAAGGGAGCCAGCGGCTCCGGAGACGCGGGCGCGCAGTTCCGGTCGAAGTTCTGGGCAGTAGCCCGGGTACCCGCCGGGAAGGTCGCGGTGCAGAAGGTCGGCTTGGTCACTGGTTCCTCTGGTGCTTGCGGGATCGACGCAGCCACTTGGGATGGCTCATGGGGCGCAAGGCCAACCGGTAATCATGGAAGGCTGCCCGCGCCAGGGCCCGGAAGGCTCCCACCAGTTGGGCCGCGCCCTCCTCTAGGCCCTGGAGGTTGGGATCCGTGATCTGAACCATGCCCTGAAAGGCCATGGGCCGAGGCCAGTCGGCATCCCAGACCACCCGGAGCACGGAAAGGCTGGGCACCTTGGGATGCCGAACGTAGCCCAGGGTCCGGACGCGCAGGGCGTGGCCCGAGGTGTCCACCGCGAGGGCCGGGAAGGGCAGGGGCTTCCCCAGCACGGTGAGCACATGATGGGCGCCAAGATCACTTCGCTGAAGCACGGGAACCTCCTTGGGTCAGAGCTCGGGTCCGGGTCTGTTCCTGATCCAGGTCCCAAAGGCAGACCCCGACCGAGTAGGCGAACCAGAGCAGCGCGATGACACCCATCACGGCCGCCCCTTGTCGTCCGAACCCATGCGAATGAGCCCGAAGACCAGGGTGAGGATCCAGGTAACGGCCAGGGGCAGATACCACCAGGCCCAATACGCCCCTTGGCTACCCTCCGCGCGCTGGGCCGGGAAGGCCTGATCCAAGAGGTGGCCCAAGATGCCCACCAGCCAGGTGCCAAGACCGACAACGGCCGCGCCTTCCGTGATTCGCTGGGCGCTCATCGCGCATCTCCGGAGCCCTTGAGCACCTGGCGGACCTTGCGGTCCTGGAGCTTGGTGCGATTGGCGGAGAGCACGCACTCGGGGGTGTAACCCAGGTCATCAGCCAGGCGGAAGGCGTACCAGAGTACGTCCCCCAGCTCCAGCATGATGTCGTGGTTGGTCGGTCGGTCCGGGTCGCCCCGGAGGATCTTCTTGAGCTTGCCGGCCACCTCGCCCGCCTCGGAGCAGAGGCCCAGGGCCAGGTAGTTCAGGTTCTCCCGCCTTGCGCTCAGGGCCCCAGGATTGCAGGCCGTGGTGCGCGTGAAGGCGACGTACTCCGCAAGGGTGATGGGGGATGGGGCAGGATGGGCTGTCGGCGGATCCTGCGGTGCCTTCGGGTCCAGGGCTGGTCCGACTCGGTGGATGATACAGGTGAGGCCCTGCGCGTTCGGGGGAAAGACGGGTTTCAGTCCCAGCGCCTGGTTCATCAGGTTGTAGAGGGCCGCAAGCACGTCCTGGGGTCTGATCCCATGGCGGTAGATGGTTGCGCCATCCGTGATGACCGAAACGCAGGCCGCCCCTGAGTCGAGGTTGACCCAAATGCCGTTTCCGATGCGATCCACGAGGTTCACGATTTCCACGTCAAGGCAACGAAGTGGCATGTCACCAAAGAAGGCCGAGAATTGGTCGCGGACGCTTTCCGCAAAGACATCGGCCAGCTTCCGCTCGCTGTGTCCGAACCCAACTGCTTTCGTGGAAGACGAAGCTGGAAGGGTCTTGGCTTGCATCGTCTGGTCCACTTTGTCGCGCAAGGACTGAAGGACCGCATGGGCCGCAGTTCTGGAGTTCACGTCACGAAGCCGAAGGTTCTCAAGCACGGCGAGGGGCGGCTGGCCCGGGGGGTAGATGCCCAGCAGGTAGGTGTCTTGATCCCTGCATGACATTCGAAACCAGCGCGTGGGGTAGTCGGGGAAGACGTCACGAAAGACTTCCTGAAAAAGAGCAAGGGGGTCCACAAAATCTCCCGAAAAAGGAGGCCTGTCGCCGTGAACAACGACCAGCCAAGTATCCCCAGGGTGCCGAACCCGACTCAGCGGCTCAGGCGCGGCGCGGACGGGAGGAGCCATGACTGGGCTTCCGCTGATTCCTGCCCTGGGGAGGGGTGGCGGGGGTGGGACTTGAACCCACAACCTCCGGCGTATGAAACCGGCGCTCTGCCATTGAGCTACCCCGCATCAAAACCTAGACGGCCTCTTTCTGGCAGACGCTCGGCCGGAAGGCCAGACGCCGACGCTTGGGGATGACTTTCCCATTGCGCTCGAAGCCACCGCCGACCCGGCCGAGGAACTGGCCGAAGCCGCGCACGGTCACGGTCCCGCCCGCCTGCACGGTCATGGCGATTGCGTTGAAGAGGTCTCCCAGGATCTCCCGGGCCCCGGCCTGCGTCAGGTTGTGGTTGGCAGCGATTGTCTTCACGAGATCCGCCCGGCACAGCCGAGCCTTCTTCTTCTTGGCCATCAGGCCCTCCTTTCCCGGGGGTTGATCTGGGTCCTGAGCACGTGCTCCGCCTCCCAACCGCGCCGCCATGCCGGGGCCATGTGCTCACGCGGGTCTTCCAGGTAGGCGTTTGACTCGACACCCTGCCCAGCCTTGAAGGCGGCGATCCCCTGGCGGAAGGCCACGGCCTTCTCCTGTTCCACGGCCGCCAACTGTTTCTTGGTCCTCCCCGGGGCATCTGTCATACTTACCTCCTGGATGCGTTCAGCCTAAAATAAGGCTTCCGAGGCCACAAGGAAAAAGATGGGGTCAGCATGGCTTTCCAGGTAAGAGCCCGATTCAACCCAGCCCTGCGGCACACCCCGGGGATGATGAACAAGACCGAAGCCGCCTATGCCGCTGAGGTCCTCGAACCCCTGAAAATGGCCGGCGAGATCCTGGCGTACTGGTTCGAGGAATGGAAGTGGCGGCTCAAGGCCAAGGCCCTCTGGTACACGCCCGACTTCGTGGTGATGCGGAAGGACGGTACCCTGGAAGTCCATGAGGTCAAGGGCCACATGGAGGAAGACGCCTGGGTAAAGCTGAAGGTCTTCCAGGCCCTCTATCCCCTGACGGTCCTGCTCATCCGAAAGCCCGCGCGCAAGGGAGATCCCTGGGACGTGCGCCCCGTGGGTGATGAACCGGAATCCTCTGAGGCCCCGGTGGTGAAGGACCGCCCCGCGGTGAAGTGGCCGTACTAGAACAGCAGGGTCAGGCCCCGGGCCAGCACCGCGCCTAGTCCCACGAGACCCACCGCCCGAGGCAGGGTAAGCCGTGGCTTCTTGGCCTCGATCTTGAGGATGGCAATTTCCTGGTCCTTCTCGCCCAGGGCGATCTCGTAATGCGCGGCCATGGCCTGCCGGGAGGCCTCCAGGGCTTGAATGTCCCGCTCCTGGGTCAACACCAGGTTGGCCAGATCCCTCGCATCCCGCGCCAGGGCCAACGCCTCCGGCGTAACCAGGTGAAGCTGGGCCTGGGCCTCGACCACGGGGGCCGCCGCGAGAACCGCCTCCGCCTTCTCCTGGATGGGAAGGCTGCGTCGGTCAATCTGATCCGCGATGGCATCGCCCTTCTCGCCCTCCCTCCGAGCGTCCATCTTCGCGGCTTCGGCCGTCTTGTCGTGCAGCTCCGCCTGCTTCAAGGCCTGGCGCCGTGTAGCCCCGGGGCCGAAGAAGTCCCAGGCCCAGAGGCCCACGACGACGAGGACCCCCAGGGCCAACAGGGGTTTCCAAAACCGCGGGATCATTGTCCCCTCCCCCAGATTGCTTCGATCTTTTCGAGGCCCTTGCCTCCGTTGTAGAAGACGGCCGCCGCTACCAGCAGGGCCGCGCCACACTTGTAAGCGTGGTCCGCGGTGGTCGCCGGCCGGACGTAGCCAGCCCAGAAGAACGCAAGGGCCCCGAAAACGCAGAGCCAGGCCAGGGCCCGCCCCGTGCTGCGGTTGCCCTCGTTGTCGCAGAGGAAGCCTTCGCCATGCTGGGATGTTTCACTCATTCGAGACCCCACTTCGTCTTGAGGCGGTCAATGCGGTCCTGGGCCATCTGAGCCGAAACAGGATCCTTGTCCTTCAAATCCCGCAGCCCCTTGGCTGCGCCCTTCTCGAAGATGGGCCAGAGTCGCTGGAACTCGTCCTTGCGCGCCAGCTGCAGGATGGCCAGGCGATCCTCGAAGCGGGCCCGCAGGAAGAACCGCTCTCCCGCTTCGCGGGGCACGTCCTCGCCCTTCCCGCCGAGCTGGGCGAAGAGCTCATTCTTCAGCCGCTTCACGCCCTCCGCCTTGTAGCCATTGCCCACCAGAGGATCCAGCTGATCCGCGTCCCGTTGGTTCAGGGCGGCGGCCACAGCCTGGTCCCGCAGGTTCTTGTCGGCCTGCTTGTCGGCGGTCTTCGGCTGGTTCTGGGCCCCCTTTTTGAGTAGTTCCATGGAGGCCTGGGTGGCGTCCGACTGCCCGAAGCCCTTGAAGTCGGGAACCTTTCGCAGGCCGCCGAAGGTGCCCAGCGCCACGAGAGGATTCTCCCCGTCCTTTGCCAGGCGGTAGCCGTTGGTGAGGCTGATCGGGAGGAACTCCTTCGGAACTTGCAGGGCCCGCTGGGCCGCGCCCACAAGGAAGGCGCTGGAGTCAGGATTGGCCATCCAGGTGGCGATCTTCTGCGCCCATTCCTGGGGCAGAACGGGGGTGTAGTCGTAGGGGTTGCCGATCTCGTTGCCGATGGCGTCCTTGCCGGTGATGGCCTCGGCCGCGATCTGGGTGAGCGGGCTGTTGCCCGCGGTGTGCCCGGTGGCCCATTCGCGGGGATTCTTCAGGGCATCCCAGAAGTCGTAGGCGTAGCCCAGCGAGAAGCGGTTCTGCAGGCTGTTGTGGTTCAGCCGATCAGAGAGGGCCGGGAACACCAGGTCCTCCAGCCGTCCCCGGAAGGCCTGGTAGTCGAAGGGTTCCTCGATGGGGTTGCCCTGCTCGTCCTTCTTCTTCCGCCAGTTGGGGAACTGCGCCGCGCCCAGGGCGCCCAGGGCCAGCGTGGTGAGCATGTCGGCCATGCCATGCGCGGCCATGAACTGCAGGGGGGCCCGACCTTCTACCGCCTCGTGGATGCCGGTTCCGCCCATGCCTCGCTTCAGGCCTCGGTAGGCCGCCCCAACCACGGGGGTTGCGTTCAGGCCCTGATCCACGGCCTTGCCCATGATTCGCATGGTGCCCAGGCGCCAGCCGAAGCTGAGATTCCACAGGTGCATCAGGTCCTTCAGGACCGGGTGCATCATCAGGTTCTTGTAGTTCACCATGCCGAACACGTTGTCCGCATGCGCGGTCAGTTGCCGCGCGTACTCTCCGAGCTCGGTGGTGGTGTAGGGCCCCGGCATGGCCTTGTCAGCGCCCGCATAGAGATCCTGGGTGAGTTTCTCAAGGTCGGGATTCTCGCCGTACTTCGCCCGGAGCATGCGTTCCATGTCCAGGGTGATGTGGCCGGTCTTGATGGGGGCGATGGTGTGGTTCATCAAGGCGTCTTGCACGGACTCCATCAGGCCCGTGTAGCTCTTCCAGACCGTCTTGGCCACCTTGCCCTCGGAGAGGGCCTGGGCGAGCGCCTCGCGCTCCATGCTTTCCCGTGCCGGGGCCAGCATGGGCGAGTAGCCACCCGCCCGCAGGAGGAGGATCTTGGCCTTGTCCATGGCGGGCAGATTGAGGTCGGCCAGTTGTTCTGCCGACTTCCGGCCGTGCTCCACGAAGAGGTCGCGCATGCGCTTCCCCTCGTCCAGCGCGCCCTTGATGCCCGCCTGGGAAGCCAGCCCGTCGAGACTGCGGGTGAGGGCCTCCCCGTGATCCACTCCCATGTCCCGCAGGCGGGAATAGTTGGCATAGGCGGAACGCATGGCCTCTACGCCGCCGAGCTTCGTAATGGTGCCCAGGTGGAATCCCGAGAGCGTGAGCTTCGCCGGAGCCAGGACATGATTCGCCAGCATGGCCGTGCGGTACAGCGCGCCAAAGGGGGTCTTCGCCAGGCCATAGTCGAAGCCTGCCCGAACCAGAGGCTCCAATTCTGGATGCACCCAGAGGTCCTTCTGGGGCGCCTTGATGGGTTCCTGCCCGGGATCGAGGGGTTCCTCCTGGTGGTAGCCCAGGCGCTTCATGGCCAAGCTGCCGTTGGGGCCCAGTTCCAGGCGTTTGTAGTCCGGATGGTCGTCCCGATAGCCATAGTGGGCCAGGCCCCGCTCCTCCATGTAGGAGAGGAGGCGGCGAAGGTCCATGGCGCGCTGGGATTCCCGGGCCCCCAGAAGGTAGGTGTCCACGGGGTTCGACAACCGCGGGAGCAGGCCGCCCGCCCGCAGGGCGTGGTCATAGTCCTGGAAGACGCGACGTTGGAAGCGATCCAGATTGGCGATTGTGTCGCGCTCCTCGAGGATCCGGTCCAAGGTGCGGCCCGAGCCCGACCGGGGATAGAGGTGGGGCAGGTAATCGTTTACCCACATGGAGTCCGCGAGGTTCTGGTCCACACCGGGGATGGAGAGGAAATCAGCCTTTCGCTCCTGATCCATGGCTTTCTTCGTCTCGAGCCAAGCCGCCAGGTGGTCCCGAAGTTCCGGAGTCAGGAGGCGGCCTCCCCTGGCCCCATTGGATTCCACGAAGCGATAGGCGTCCATCTGCCGGTCGGTCATCACCTGGAGTACCTTCCCGCCCCGGTTGGTATTGATCCAGATGGGTTCCTCCCCGATCTTTCCCTTGAAGAGCCGCACTCCCTGACGGTTCTGGATGCTGCTGATCTCGGTAGCGCGTCCCGCCTTCACCAGGTCCTCGGCGCTCCGGAAGAAGGCATCCGAGTTCTCCCGGCGGAAGGCGGCATCAATAGCTCGGCGGGCCTCGTTGGCCTTCACCTCGTCATAGGCCCGGGTGGCGCCAGCCTTCGCATGGATCTCGGTGAGGACATGGCTGTAATTTCGGGAGGCCGGAGAGAGGGCATCGCTGGCGATGAGTTCCACGAGTTTCGAGATGGGGCGCTCGACTACCTTTCCGGCCCGGTGGGCCAGCGCGAAGAGCTGGCGCTCCACGTCGTCCAGGCCATCGCGCAGGCCATTGGCCTGTCGGGCTGTGGGCCCGTCTTCCCGCACGTTCTCAAGGTCGGCCTGGGCCTGGGCCTGTTTCTCTCGGGGGACGGGACTCAAGGGACGGCTGAGGGGGCGGTTCATCTGGGTGGACCGGCCGATTCCAGGGGCCTCGCGGTTCTGCATGAGCTTCACCGCATCGCCCAGTACCCGAAGTCGTTGACTGCCGCTCGGACCACGCTCGCCCGGGGCAATGGCCTGGACCATCTTCACGGCCGCCAGCATGTCGCTCGTGGTCTGGAGCTGGTCGTTGCCCACCAGATCCTGGAAGCGGGCCCTGGCGTTCTGGAAGGCGTTGCCCCCAAAGGCCATCTGGGTGAAGTTTCCGAAGGTCTCGGCAAACCACTCGTCCGGATTCAGGAAGCGATAGTACCGCTGGAAGTTCTCGCTTTTCTTGCTGATCTCACGCAGGTCCAGGGCGTAACGGAAGCCATCCTTGGCCTCCTCCTTCCCCAGCGGGCGGAAGAGCTGGTTCAGAATCCGGTCAGAGCTGCCGCTTTCCATCCGGAGGTAATCCAGTTCCCCAGGGATGTCGCGGAGGCGCTTCTCCAGGGCGGCGCGGTCGCCTTCCGTCAGGTACGTGGCCTTCTCGCCCTCGAGCTGGGCAGCATCGAGGCCCTGCCAATGCACAGGGCTTCCCTCACCGAAGAGGGCCCGAAGGAAGGGATCCTCCTGGGTCATCTTGGTCACATGGTCGTCATAGGCCAGCTGGATGCGGCTCCGGAAGGCCGGATCCATCCAGGTCGAAAGGAAGTGGCTCATCTCATGGAAGAAGGTGCTCGTGGCCTTTTCCGTGGCCCGGGTGGCCACGGCGTTCTGGAAGCCGGTCTGCAATTCCAGGAGGTTCTTCCCGAAGTGGAAGGTGCCCATCTTCCCCTCCGCGTTGCCGGGGGCGATGGTCAGGCCAGAGAAGAGAGCCGGGTCCATGCGGTCGGTGATCTCCAGGATCCGGCGCGTGAGCTCGGGATCGTTGGCCGTCATGGTCCGCACGGTGTCTCGATTGCGGTGCCAGGTAGCCGCCCGCTCCTGGAGGAGGGGTTCGGCAGACTTCTCCCAGCGGGAGACGCGAGCAGTCACGTCCGCAGTCGTGTTCAGCTCACCAATGGAGGTCATGGCGTCGTTCACCAGTTGCTTGACGGCAACGGCGGGATCCACGGTGGGATTCACCTTGATGAGGTGGGTCTGGAGGATGCGCTGTTCGGGGGTCTCTTGGGTATCGGGGATCTCCTGCAGCCCGGCGAAGCGGTTGGCCGGCGCTTCCTCCCCGTTGAACCAGTGGAGCACTTCTTCGTGGCGCGGGTGGTTCTGGTTCAGCAGGGCCGCCGCGTCCTCATCGCGCAGCAGGGTTCGCTGACCCTCATTGGGGGACCGGGGTTCCATGATGGGCTTGAAGTAGCTCTGCCCCTGGTTCTCCAGGTGATCCCGCAGGGCCCAATCCCCCTCATGTACGAGGCCCTCGGCCTTCGTTTCCAGATGATCCGCGATCTTGGTGCGGAGGTCTTCCGGGTAGTCCTTGAAGGTGGCGCCATGGCGGACTTGATCCGCGAAGGCCATGAGTTGCTCGTGGGCCATCATGCGCTGGGTGCTGGCACGGACGTGGGGGTTCTGTCCCAGGGCGTGCAGCAGGCTGTTCCGTTCGGCGCCCGTGGCCTGGTTCATGTCGGCTACGGCCGGACGATGATCGAAGAGCGGCTCCGATTCAACACTTTCCGGGTTGGGGATCCAGCGTCCCCCGCGGCGGTAGAAGCTCGTGTCGGGAGAATGGCCCGCGGGGATCGCATCGCCCTGGGTGTCACGGGTCTCTTGGACCTTGGCATAGAGCTCGCTAGCAATGTCGCCGGCCCTGGGGTCCAGGTCGGCCACGTCATTCAGGGCGTCCAGCACGGTGCGCCGGAACTCTGCGTTGCGATGGGTGATGATCCCGCCATCCTCGCCCTGGCTCGTCTCATGGGGCTTGGCGCCAGGGAGCAGGAAGTCGTCGCCGGTCAGGATGCCCGCCTTGAGCAGACGATCCAGGGCCCGGCTCGCGGTGCGGAGCTGCACGGCCCGGCGCCGGTCGGCGTCGGCCTTCTTCTCGGCCAACACCTCGGCTCCGCGCCGATTGTCGAAGGAACTGGCCTCGATCTCGGCGGCGCGCCGCGCCGGAGAGGACAGGTCCGTCTGGTCCACGCCCGCGGCTCGCGCCAGGGAATCGCTGACGCCTGCCCGGTTGGGAGCCTTCTCCTTCCAGGCCTGGCTTCGGTCGTTGAAGAAGTCCTTATCCAGAAAGTCCAGGAGGGCCCGGTATTCGCTGTGGCTCAACACGGTTTCCCCGTGGATGAGTTGGTTGGCGCCCCTTGTTTCCTCATCCATGGGTTGAGCACCAAGATCATGGATCCGCTGGAGCAGAGCGTCAGGAGCGAGCGCCAGGGCCCCAGGCCCCAGGCGCCGAAGCTCATTGGCGGCTTCGCGGCGGGTCAGTTCGTCGGTGGGCGTCAGGGCCTTCTGCTTGTCACGGGCGGCCTGGATCTCTTCCGGAGTGGGTGGCACGGTGGGATCCCCGAGGCGAGCACGAGTCTCCTCGGCCTTGGCAGCTTCCCGGGCGATCTCCTCCCGGGAGCGTTCGGGGGCGCGCTGCGCGGCACCAGCCCGCCAGTGAGCCTCGGTGGGAACCAGGGCGCCCTGGGCGCGGAGTCGCTGGGCCTCGGCCTCCCGGCTCTCGGGAAGGGTGACGTTTCGTTCGTGGGCCTCCTTGATCTCTCGCCAGGGGAGACGCTCCAGGCCCGCGTTGTCCAGGATGGCGTTGGTGTGTCGGGCGAAGCCAGCCAGGTCATAGTGCCCGACACTCTGGACGGCGTTGCGGGTGGCATTGTTCTCGCCAGCCTCCAAACTCTCCTCGGTGTAGGCCACGGGACGAGGCCGGGGGAGGATCTTGTTGCCCACGCGCACCCAATCGAATGAGGTGCCCGGCACCAGCAAGGGGCGATCCGGCAATTCGGCGCCGACTGGGACGCCTGGCTTGTGGTCGGCTTCCCAGAGGGCGCGAAGTTGCTCCTCATTGGGAGTTGCCCGGTTGACGATCCCACGCATTTCCAGTCCCCGTTGGAGCGGCAGAGTGCCCCCCTTTGGGAAGACGTGCACCAAGCCCGTGTCGAGCATCCTGGGTGCTCCGTTCTCGTCCTTCCCGACCGGGATGGCTCCAGTCCTGGCTTCGTACTCGTCCGACTTGGCGCCCGTGGGATCCGTGACCACAAGGGACTGCCCCCGCTGGTGGCCCGTGCGAAGATCCTCGGTCCAGCCCTGGATCTCAGCGCCCAGGCGCCGGGAGAAGCCGGAGAGGTTCTCGGGATCAGTTGCGCGGATCTGCCGAAGGGCCCCCAGCCTGCTCAGTTGAGCACGGATCTGGGCGGCTCTAGCCTCAAGGCCCTCCTTCGCTGGCCCCTGCGCGCCGGGAAGCAGCTGGTCCAGGGCGGCCTTCTTGCCGGAGAGGTGCTTCTCCACGGTGTCGAGGGTCGTGTCAGCGCCTTCCTTCGTGGCCTGGAGCCGGGCATCCAGACCCCGGGTGAGCCGGTGCACATGGCGTTCCAGGTCCGAGAAATTCGCGAAGGGCTTCAGCTGCCAGGGGTCAACCTTGGCGCTGCGCTTCTTCTCCGTGACGCGCCAAGCGTCTCGGAGGGCCGTGTGGAAGTCGCTGGTATTGCCCCCGAAGTCCTGATCCTTCATGGCCTGGAACATGAGGTCCATGGCGGCGGCATCCCGGGCCTGCCCCTCCATGCCCGCGGGGATCTCACCGAGCTGCAACACGAGGTCGCGGTGGTCACTCGTGCCGAGCTGGTCGGTCAGTACCTTGAGGGGATCCCGGGTCTTGAGGGCGGCCTGGGCCAGGATGCGGGCCTTCGTCGGCAGGGTGGCATCGCCATCCCCCTCCTTTGTGGCCCGGGCCAGGATCTTCTGGGCGGCCACCTTGGCCATGGCGCTGTCCAGCTTTCCCTTGAGGGATTCCGCAAGACCCTTGACGCCCTGCCAGAGCCCGGCCTTCCGCAGTTCGGGGTGGTCCATGACGGCGTTCGTGTCGCCGGACAGGTCTGGAGGCGCGAGGGCAGGGCGGGCAGCCGAGGCGTCCGAGGCGTCCGAGGCGTCCGAGGCGAGACCCTTGGCGGGGCGGATCATCTGGGGAGCCGCGATGGCATCCATGGCCGAACGATCCGGATCGCCGCTGGGGCCACGCCGGCCTTCGATTTTCCGGTTGGCCCGGTCCATGGCCAGGTGGTAGGCAGCCACGCCTTCCGGGGTGCGGTTGGTGGCGTCGTCCATGCCGTGTGCCAGCCAGATTGCCCGCTGTTCATTGGGCCCCAGGTTGGGCCAGCGGTTCGCAGTCTCCGGCGCGTCGAAGGCGTCGGAGATGGCCTGCATGCGGGCGATGGGATCGAGTGCGGGATCGGGCGCCGGGGACGCGATGGCCGGGGCGGGCGGCGCGGCATCCTCGGCGGCCACGGCCTGGCGGGCCTGCATGTCGGCCTTGGTCTGGGCCAGGTCGTCCTCAAGGGCGGTGGTGTCTTTCCCGGCCACCTTGGCATCGAGGATGCGGCGCTCCAGGATCTTTCGGGTGTCGTCCAGACCGGCCAACACGCGCTCGTGGCGGGCTACCGGATCAGAAGCCGGGGGCGGTACAGGGGTAGGAGCCGAGGTGATGGGTTCGGTCGGCTTGCCCAGGATGCTCGTCACGGGATCCGCCAGCTTCCTGGCCTTGGGACGTGGCAGGTCCTCGGGCTTCACGCCCAGGTCATTCGCCACCTGGTCGGTCTGGGCGATGGCTTCTGCGGCGGCCTGGGCGCGCTGATCGTGCTGGGCCACACGGGCGGCCAGCTCGTCGCGCAGATCCTTGAGGTGAGCCTGTTGCTCGGGGTTCCCGGTGGCCTCGGTCTCCGCCTGCTTGAGGATGGCCTCCACCTGTTCCAGGGCGGGACGGTCCTGAAGAAGGGCTTTCGTTGCTTCGCCAAGCTGGTCCTCGGCCAGGGCCCGGGTGTCGGCCGCCTGGCGGCCCGTCTCACGGGCGGAGCCAATGCCCCGGGCGGCGCCCAGAAGCTCCAGACCCAGGAGGCCCTTGATGTGGGCGGGCAGGTTCCCAATTGCCTGGGGATCACCCCCGGAGGTCAGGAGGTCCGCAAGGGTAGAGGTGCCCGCTAGGGTGAGGGTGCGGGCCGCGGCGTTCTTGGCGGCGCCAGCCACGGTGGTCTGGGCGAAAGGGGTGGTCATGGCCCGCAGACGCTCGGAGAGCATGGGGACCATGACGGCCGCCACTTTGGGTTGCTCCTTGATGACCTTCCACAGGGCCCCCAGGGCCCCCTGGTCTTCGTTCCCACCATAGAGGTCGGTGAACTCCTGGACGGCACCAGGCAGGCTCATGGCCACGCCCTGGCCCGCATGCGCGAGGCCTCGGGAGAGGGCCCCGGCCTGCTCGGCCTGGCTCGTATCCGCGATCCAGTTGGCGATGCGGGGAAGACGTCCGGCACCAGCCTTGCCTCCGGCCTCGGCGGCAGCCTCCAGGGCGGAGGGGATGGCCGTCTGACCCGTGGTGAGCGCCTGGGTGATGGTTTTCCCGGCCTTGGCGGCCAGCTCCTCAGAGAGTCCCAGCCGAGCAAGGGTGCTGGCGGCCTTCTGGCCTGTGGCCAGGGCCCCGGCCTGCGCGGTGGTTGCGGCGGCCTCACGGGCGGCGGCGTTGCCAAGCCCGCCTGTGGCCTCCATGAGCGCCAGTTGGGCTGCCAGGTCGAAGGTATCTCCGCCCAGGGTGCCCGCGCCCGCGAGGTAGTTCTTCACGCCGGAAGTCACGGCCCGGTCCTGCCCGACTTGGCGTTCCAGGGCCACGGCTTTGTGGAGGTTGGCGGTGTAGGCCGTGAGAAGATCCCGGGCCTCGGCCGTGACGCCCTGGGGATTGCCCTGCGCGTCCCCGATGATGCTCCCCTGCTTGGCCAACATCTGGGCCGTGAGCTTCTGCTCATTCAGCTGGCGGATGGTCTCCTCCAGGTCCAGCTCGCGCTGGGCCTTTTCCCTCGAGTGGTCGAAGGTCACAGGATCATGGATAAGCTGGCTGGCCTCGCGCTTGAGGGCGGGATCTCCCGTCAGGGATCCGATGGCCTTGAGGCCCAGGCCGCCCGCCGCCTGCCCCCACCCCAGGAACTTTTCACCTGCCCCCACGAGGAAGCGATGGGCCTCGTCGGCCGCGGCGCCCAGGGCGGTCCCACCCATCTGAGGGGCCTGTTGCGCGATCTGCTGGGCGGTCGCCAGTGGATCCGAGGAGGCATCGATCTGGGCTTTGATTGCGTCATCGGGAGAAGTCTCGCTGTCACCCGTGGCGAGGTAGTTGCTCACCTTGCCCAATTCAGTCTTGGCGGTGTTGACGATCCCAGAGCCGATGCCCTTGACAGTTCCGGCCACAGCATCCCAGGCCCGACGGGAATAACTCTCCTCCGCCGGGGCAGGTTTGAGGTTGCCCTTGTCGTCCTGTTCGTACCAACCCGGCTTCTGGACGCCCGCGACAGGGCCGCCCCCGAAGAACTTCGGATGCAGGAAGATCGCACCATCAGAACGCCGGAAGGTCTTAGCCTGGCCGAACTGCTCCTCCTGGCCGTTGGGGAGCTCAATGTGATCCCCGGCCGCCTGCCAGGTCGCACCATCGTTGCCCAACTTGTACCAGCCTGAGACCTGATTGGGGTCGGCAGTCTTGCCCCGATCCAACCAGATCGCCCCATCCATGAGCCGCTGGGGCGTCTGGAAGGTGCCTCCTGCAAAGCCATTGACGGTGGCGACGCGAAGCGGTCCCTGATTCGGGTCGAAGTCGAAGAGATCCGGCATGGGAAACCCCTAGTTGATAGAGAAGGCCGTGGGCGCGGAAGGCGCCGTGGCGGGCGCGGCCCCAGGGGCCACCTGGCCAATGCCCCGGCGACTCCGGCTGGCATCGAGGGCGGCCTTGGCGGCGTCCCGCGCCGCCTTGGCGGCCCTGTAATCGGCATCGGCCTTGGCTTGGAGGCCTTTGTCCGTGGTGTTCCCAGCAGCGATGCCCGCACGTTGCGCCGCGGCAAGGCCTCGCTCGGCCCGATCCAGGTCGCGCTGGAGTTGGTCCTCCTGTCCGGCAGGCGTCCCCCTGGCGGCTTCCCTTCCCGCTCCGGTGGAGACAGGTAGGGCCAGGGCGATCTGGTCGCGGGTGTGGAGGAGCTGCTGATACTTGTCGCTGTCCATCTGGCCGTTGCGCTCCAAGGCGCCCAGCTGATCGACCGTATCCAGGTATCGCTGCATGGCTGTGGCCTTGGCACCGCCTGCGTTGAGCACAGCCTGAATCCGCGTGTCGGCACGGAGTTGCTCATTCAGTTTGGCGGCACTAAGCTTTTCCTGGAACTGCGCGGCCCGCATCATGAAGTCGGCCTGTTCCTTCGGATTCAAGGGCACCAGGCCGTTGCTGATCCCAAAACTGACGGGATCCAGAACGGTCCCGTTCTGGGTGATGATCCGGTTGCTCTGGGGGTCGTACTTGGACAGGCGCATGCTAGCCACCGTATCGGGGGGCGCGCCGTTGGCGGCCATGAAGTCCGCGACACGGCCGGGATCGCCCGTGGTGGCGAGGAGTTGGAAGGCGTGGCGGGCCTCGGAGGCATCCTTGGTGGTGTGCGCTGCCTGGACGGAATCCGCGAGGAGCCGAGTCTGCGAGTCGGCCTCATCGAGGAGGGGCTTCAGTCGGGATGCCAGCTGGGCGCGGGTGGCCGCGTCCATGGTGTTGGGATCCCGGCCGCCGATGATCTGGCTGATCTGGCTCTTGAGTCCCTGAAGGCTGGAGAGGGCCCCCTGGGCGCGCTCCTTGAAGGTGTCGAAGCCGGCCTCGGTATCGGCGGTGTTCATCATTGCCGAGCTGGGCCCCATGATGCCCAGGGCCATACTTCGAGCCGAGTAGGCGTTCCGGTTGAGGATCTTCTGAGGAACACCACCCGGGATCGCGAGACCCTTCTTGACCGGGCTCCCGGACGCCGCTTGGGCGGGCGCCGGGGCGCCGGGAATCGCCGGGCCCGCAAGCAAATCCTGTGGCACGTCCGGTCGCGCCTGGAGGGTGCCGTCTGGGTTCACATGGTCGCCCGTGGTGGGGGTATAGACGGTATCTGCGGGGATGTAGGACTGGATGCCATCCAGGTCGGCCTTGGAGAAGGTGTCCCACTTGTCGAAGACGGCCTGATCCTGGCCTGCTTCCAGGGCCTGCCTGCGTCGAAACTCGTCGCTGACCATGGCGTCCTGCCGGTCCTGCCGGTCCATCATGCGCCGCTCATCCAGGCCTCGGTTGGTGCCCTGCATCAACCCGGCCCCGATTTGCGCCATGCCAATTCCGCGAATCATGGTCCCTCCTATTTCCCGCCGTACTTGGCGTAGAGTTCCGCCATGCCGCCCAGGGCATTTGCAACGCCGGCATACCCCTGGGCGGCCTGGGCGTTGTAGCTATTGGCCAAGCCCCCGAAGAAGTTGGTGCTCCCGTCATAGGCCTGGCCCATGGCGCTCACCGCGCCCGGAGTCTGGTAGCCGAGCGAGAGGAGCTTGCCCTGCTCATCCAGCTTGCGGGAGTCATCCTGAAGCCGAAGGGTAGCGAGGCCCTTGGCCTTGGCGATACCGAGGCCGGCAAGGTTGGCGTCCATCAACCCGGACGGAGTGGTATCCGAACCCAGAATGTTTTCCTGGGCCGTGGCCATGCCGCGCTGGAAACTCCCCGCCTCTCGGCCATAGGCAGCAGTAGGGGCCGCGCTCATGGCCTCCGTGAGCATCTTGTTCCGCAGAGGCAGGATATTGTTCTTGAAGTCGTCCAGATTCCACTGGGCCAGGGCCAGCTTCTTGCTCTGCAGGTCCGCGCCCTGGTTCACATAGGACTCGGCCCGGTCGGCGGCCTCTCCGGCGGCCTTACTGCCCGTGATGGCGCTGATGGCGCTGATGGCCAAGGGGATTGCTGCCCACCACATGACCCCTCCTTTGAGAGTTGGCCCAAACCGAGAATTGGCGGACCTTTCTCTAGCAAACAAGGTGTGATGGACCCAGGGAAGTCCTTTTTTCAGTCTTCCTCAATGGCTCCCATGGGGTCATAGAGGTTGTCGATGCGGTCCAGCCGGGCCGTGCAGCTCACGAGAAGGATCACCTCAAGGCCGCTGGTGCCCCTTGGGAAGCTGGCCTGGTTGTCATGGGCCGCATCGTCGTCCACCCGCACGGTGCCCGTGGCCACCTGGACCCCATCCGCAAAGGCGAGGTAGGTCAGGATCCCACCCGGTTCCCCGTAGGCCTTGAACCCTCGGAAATACTTCTGCCGGCCCGGCAGGTCGCAATCGTCCGGGCCGATGATGGCCTGGAAGGTGGCGCCCGTCACGGGCAAGGTCTCGGGCAGCCAGGAGACGATACGAGTGCTGACGGAACCCGGGGACTGCGAACGAGAGGTGAGGTTCTGGTTGGCCACCAGCATGTCCGACAGGGTGCTGATCCCTGGGACCGGCATGGGAAGGGGACGTGGGGACTCGTCGGATGACATCAGGCGCTCCGGAAGGTCGAACCGTTGGGGCCCTTGGTGCCGGTGTAGGTGAGACGGCGGGCCACCTGGCCGGGAGCGGCTGCCTGAAGATGAAGCCAGGTCGTGACCCCGTTGGTCTCCAGAATCAGCTTGTCGAATGCCACGGACGAGGCCTTGAGGGCCGCGAAGGCCGGGGCCAGGTCGATACCACGGGGACGCAGATCAAAGGCCAGAAACCGGGTATGGGCCGATGGTTTCTCGCCCGGTTTGGCGCCGGAGCCATGCACAGCCGCGTTGAGGGGGATGCAGCGAAATCCAGAGTCGGTGTCGAGGACGACCTCGTGCCCGAACACCTTGCCCAGGTGGGCGCGGGCCGCTTCAGCCAGGGCCACGAGGGCCATGGCATTGGGCAGAAGGCTGATGGGCGGCGTGTTGTCGATGCCTAGCGCATCGGCCGTGGCGGAATGAATGGCCTCCCGGAAGGACCAATGCTCGCTGAGTTCTTCGGGCCAGGTGGCGACCGCTTCGGCCATGGATTACCTCCGCGAAGCAGAGACGGTGAGCAGGCGGTCGAGTTTCTCATCCATGTGGTCCAACCGCTTCGTGAGTTCTTCCTTCTGCGCCTTGTTGTCACCTATGATGCGCGTATCGGTCGCCTCCAGATTCTGGATGCGCGTTTCGGTCGTTCCCTGCCAACGAGCCTGGCTAATGGCGTACCCACAGGCGAGGCCCAACAGGGTCAGGGCCGCGATAAGAACGTCCAGTGAAATGCGTCGGTCCAGGCGCCAACCACTCGTTTCCTCGTGGACCAGTTCAGCTGCCTTCATGCCGGACCCCGTTTCCCCGGGATGATGCCCGGTATGATTAGGGTCCAAGATCAACCCCCCCAGGGGCAACCCTAAAATGTGACCATCCCCCGGAAGCTGTCCCTTTCTTCTTGGCTCTGGCCCTGGTTCCACCGGGTTAGGGTGGGGTGAAGGAGAGTTGGCACAACCCTTCGAGGCTCAGGGGGAATGGTCACACCAAGCATCATACCAAGCAGATGGCCCTACCGGGTGAGAGGGAATTGCTGGCCTTTGCGGAAGGCGGTCGCGTTTCGCCAGAACAGCGTCATCTTCAGCGCCGTCAGGGCCTGGAGAACCAGGGGCCGAGGGACGAGGACGGTGCGGCCCCGTGCCTGTACGGTGGGATAGCGGAGCGGCTTCCACAATGCCGGGGCCACGCGCACGACTAGCGCCTGCCGAGGCACCAGGGGCAGGGGGCGCGGCGCGAGCACCGGGGCGGGCGCCTGGGGGTAGACGTCCGACAGGTAGGTGATGGCCTTGACAGGGGTCGCCATGGGTCACGCCGGCTTGTTGACGCCGCAGCAGATTGCGCCGTTGTTCACCTTCAAGAACCAGGTCACTGGGCTGACAACATCGCCGACGAAGTGCCGGTGCTGCGTCGTCCCATTCGCGCCGCGAGTCACACCCGTAGGCGTGTTCCCGCCACTGGTGCCAGCATAGGTGAACGCCTCCATGCCGATGATGACACCCCCCGCCGGGGGGAGCGCGGCGGTGCTGCTCAGCAGAATGCTGGGGTAGTCCGTGGTGGCGTCGAGGGCCTGGGCCAGCGTGGGATAGGTGCTGGGTGCAGGTTGGATCTGAGACATGGCCGAGACCTCATTGGGCTCGGTGCCATTCCACTTGTGGAAATCCGGGAGATTGCTGGCGGGTAGCCACTTTGTAGATGCGGTTGCTCCGGCCGCTCGCAGATAGTCCCCGCTGGAACCAAGGGGCGCCACTTTGTATTCGTCCAAGCCTGCGTCGTCTCCATCAATGCCCAGCCGACCCAGCGCAAACGGCCCCCAAAAATAGCTGCTGGGGGCATAGCCACCAGGAGCAGCGCCGTAGCTAGAGGGACTATCAGATACCACGCAGGGCGCTCCCATACCCACCCATGGACTGAAGTCTGCGGTGTACAGGGGCGACAGCGCGGTGTCCCCCGTGTTCAACACTCCGGGTTCCGAGTAGGCCGAGAAGACGCTCCAGACATGCGTGACCATGCCATGTCCCAATTTGGTATCGCTGCCAAACTCGCAGACCCACAGCTCGATGGGAGTGCAGTGGGGGGAAGGCGGCATCATGGCCAGCGCCTCAGCGTGGTCAATATAGCTGGCCCCGATAGGCCCCGTCACGCCGCTGATGCACTTCGTCGAGAGACTGAAACTGCGGCTCCAGACCTCCATGTAGTAG